CGCTGGAGATCATCGAGAAGGGGCTGCACGACAGCGATTGGCGCGTCCGCACGGCGGCAATGAACGCCTGCGCCGGCAAGGACGTGCCGCTGGAGATCATCGAGAAGGGGCTGCACGACAGCGATTGCGACGTCCGCACGGCGGCGATTCATTGTTGTAAGGCGTGGAACATCCCGGTGCCCGTTACGCGCACGATTGAGCCTCCGGAAACGGTTTATAAAAAATGCGTCGGTGGTGTGATCGTCTGCGCCCATATCCCGGAAGACGCGGAAGTGCGCGGAAGTTTTGGTAACAAGTGCCGCGCCAGCAAAGCGATTATCACCAATGTAATCGGTGATTTTTGCGGCGAGCCTGTTGGTATCTCTATGCACGACAATACCGTGTGCTATTACGCGGGCGATGAGATCGAGATTGACGATTTTGATTACAGCGACTGGGAGTGCAGCGCAGGGTTCCACTTCTTCTGCATGAGAGAAGAAGCTGAAAATTATTAAACGATAAAGGTGGTGATAATTTGAATCTGCACAAGAAAATTTGGAATCTATGCAACGAAAAGGGAATTACTTTGAATGTTGTGGAGAGTGCTTGCGGTTTTGGAAAGAACACTATCTGCAAGTGGGGAACACACGATCCGTCAATCAGCAAGGTTAAGAAGGTGGCTGACTACTTCTGTATGGGCGTTGACGATCTGCTTGAGATGAAAGAAGCGTGTGAGGAGTAACAAGTGATGAAGTGGAGGTGTAAAAGTGTACATTGATCCGTTTTTTGCTGGTGTATTGGCAACGATTGGTTTTGAATTTTGTGCCATCATTGTGTACGGTATTTATTTTGGGGGGAAGAAGTGATGGACAACAAGAAAAAAATGCTTTACCACGATAGATTACGTTGTTATGAAGATGAAAAACGCAAAATCATACGTGACCATCCAGATTACACGGCAAGCGAATATGAGGAAGCCATACAAAAGCTGGCTGAAAAGTGGTGTATATGAGCGACTACTACGACTACTACAAGTCACACGGAATATGCGTTACTTGCGGTCAAGAAAAGGCAAAACAAGGTCGTGTTCGATGTTGGCGTTGTTTGTTGAATATGAAAGACCACGCAGCGGAGTTCCGAGAAAAAAGAAGTATAGAAGAAAAGAAAAGGATTCTTTTTGAACGGAGAAAAAAAGCCTCTGTTGCGAGAGCAGAGCGAAAAGAACAGGGTCTTTGTCCGAATTGTGGGCATGAACGCCACAACAAAGCGTATGCTTTGTGTGAAAAATGCCGAGCAAGCGCAAAAAGATCTGCGGAACGGAAGCGCAGATCAGACGGAGTTGTTCCAAGTGGTTTGCGTGGTGACGGGTATTTTTGCGCCGTTTGCTTAAAACCTGTGGAGAATGACGGAAGTAAACTTTGCAATCGTTGTGCGGAAAACAACTCAATTAGCATTGCCAAGGCAAGAGCGGCGCAAAACAACGCGGATCACCCGTGGCGGCAGTTGTCAAACGGTCAGTACAAGTTGTACATGGCAAAGAAGAAGTGGGAGGAGGAACACGGTGAAAGAGAAAGAATATAGAGCGCATCCTGCAATTTCCCGTTCAGAGTTGTGGAAACTGAACGAAAGCCCCGAAAAGTTCAAGTGGTACAAGGAGCATCCAGAAAAGCCGACACCCGCTTTGCTGTTCGGTCAAGTGGTTCATAAACTGCTGTTGGAGCCGGACGGCTTTGAATCTGAATTTGCCGTTTTGCCGGAGATTGACAGGCGCACAAAGGCCGGAAAAGACGAATACAACGCCTTTCTGGACGCAAATGAAGGAAAGGGTATCGTAACACTTGAAATGTTTCAAACGGCGTGGGAGATGGCAGAGAAAGCGCGTAGCGAACCGTTTGTGCGGAAACTGCTGAAAGGCGAACATGAAAAACCGTTTTTCTGGACGGATGAGGTGACGAGCGAGGATTGTAAGTGTAGAGTAGATTGCCTAACAGACATTGGCGGCAAGCCGTACATCATCGACTACAAGACTTGCGATGATGCGTCCAACGATGCTTTTATGCGTGACGCGCTCAAATATGGCTATCACGTCCAGGCGGCGATGTACCCTGACGGAGTAGAGCGCAACATCGGTATGAAGCCTACATTCGTGTTTATCGCACAGGAGAAGGCAGAGCCGTATGCAATCAATATCTTTCAAGCAGACGAGGCGTTTGTGCAGTACGGTGAAGATATATTCCGTGAACTGATTGGCGTTTACCACTATTGCAAACAGAACGATTTGTGGTACGGATATTTAGGCCGTCAGCAGATCATCAACAATTTACAGTTGCCAGCGTGGATGGCGAAGGAGTAAGGGGGGTTAACATGAATGCAGAACTAAAAGTAAAACAAAATTATTGCTCCATTCAAGAAGCATTAGACGATATTGATTGTCTTGCGGCGGATATTAACACTATCGAAATTGCGTCACACTTAAACTGCGTGGATTCTTGGGCAAGACAATGGAGGATTGCAACTCACAGAGCGGTTGCAAGCATTCGGAAAATGATTGAGGAGGATTAACATGAGCGAAGAAATGATCGTACAGAACGTACCGGAGGGTCAGCAGATGGCGGTTGTCGAACAGACAGCGGAACTTTCTGTTGGCAATGTGTGGAACGACAAGGCGGCTTTTGAACAGGCGCTGCGGACGGCAACGATGCTGTCAAAGTCTACGATTGTTCCGCAGGACTATCAAGGAAAGCCGCAGGATTGCTTTATTGCGGTTGACATGGCAAGTCGCATGAACACAAGCCCCATTTTCATCATGCAGAATTTGTATGTGGTGAAGGGCAAACCGTCTTGGGCGGGACAGGCTTGCATGGCTATGATTAACGCTTGCGGCAAGTTCCGTGATGTGAAGCACGTTTACACGGGCAATAAGGGTACTGATGACCGTGGGTGCTATGTGACGGCAATCCGCATCTCTGACGGAGAAGTGGTAAACGGCACGGAAGTTACGATTGCTCTTGCGAAGGCAGAGGGATGGACTTCCAACAGCAAGTGGCGCAATATGCCGGAGCAAATGCTTGGCTATCGTGCAGCTTCGTTCTTTGCGAGAATGTACTGCCCAGAAGCATTGATGGGCTTGCAGACTTATGAGGAAGTAGAGGACACCGAACCGAGAAAGAGCGGTGCGGCTGATCTGACTAACGCTTTGAAGGAGGATTAACCGTGGCAAAGCGTCGCATTTTTTCGGAAGAAGAAATAGAATGTGCCATTAACCTTTACAAAGAAACGCACAGCACAAGACTTGTCGGGAAGATGCTCCATTGTGACCACTCCGTTGCATCAAAACTTATTAAAAATAACGGAGTTTTTGTTTTGACAAGAGAAGAATCTATGCGTTATATTTGGAAAAATCACGATCCGCCCATGCTTGGTCGAACGGGTGAATTGTGTCCTTCGTATGGAAAGAAAATATCAGAAGAAACAAGAAAAAAGATGATTCCGATTTGGAAAAAACACGCCGATAACACAAGACTGTTTAGAAAACTACATTCTCGGGGGTATCTTTTGGTATATTGCCCAAAACATCCGTGCGCTGATAAGAACGGATATGTACTTGAGCATAGGCTTGTTGTTGAAAGGAAAATTGGAAGATTTCTTGAAGAGTCCGAAATAGTACATCATATTAACGAAAACAAAACAGACAACCGCATTGAGAATCTGGAGATTCTTACAAGGGCGGAACACGCAAGGATTCATATGCTTGAAAGAATTAAAATGGAGGAAAATAATGCTTAACAAAATCGTTATCATGGGTCGAATTGGGAGAGAAATTGAGAAAAAGACGACGCAAAGCGGCGTTTCTGTGGCAAACTTTGTTGTTGCTGTCGATAGAGATTTCAAGAACGGAGACGAGAAAGTCACGGATTGGATTGAGTGCGTTGCGTGGAGAAATACCGCTGACTTTATCTCCAAGTATTTTGGCAATGGTCGCATGATTGTTGTCGAAGGCCAGCTTCAGTCCCGCAAGTGGCAGGACAAGGACGGCAACAACCGTGTGAGCTGGGAAGTCCAGGCGCAGAATGTGTACTTTGCCGACAGCAAACGCAACGATGACGGTCAGAGTGGCGGTCGGCAGTTTGCGGAAGTTGCACAGACCGAGGATGACGGAGATCTGCCGTTCTGATTGATAAAAAATAAGTGGAGGTGTATAAAATGACATTGGTAGAACTTCAAAAAATTCTTGGTGACAGAATCAACATTTCACTAAAGGAAATGACACCGGAAGAGCGCCAGCAGGAAAACGAGCAGAGCGCGCTTGTTGTTGGACTTGCAAAGCAGATGATTAACAACGGAGATTTGATTCTGCGGACGGAAAAACTGATGGCGCAGACGAAAAACCTCAAAGAGAGCTACGCCATGAAGTTGATTACAGGCGAATGAAACGGAGGAATTTTACGCCAGAGCAAGTAGATTTTATCCGCAACGGAATAGCGGAACTACCCACAAGGAAGCTCGCCGAAGCGTTCACAGAGCGTTTCGGTGAGCCACTTGGGCAGACGGAACTACGGCGTGTGATGGAGAGAAAAAAAATAGAAAACCCACGCAAGGAATATTCACAGTTGCCAATAGGTTTTGAAAGGTATAGTCCATATTATGATTGTATGGTTGTAAAGGTTGACGATATTTCCGTCAAAGGCTTAAAACGCGCAGATTATGCAAGGAACCGCCAAAACAACTGGAAATTGAAGCAAAACCTTGTTTGGGAGAATTACACCGGGAAAACCCTTCCTTGGCGGCATATTGTTATTTTTCTTGATGGTGATAGAATGAATTACAATCCAGAAAATCTTTATGCCGTTCCGCTCAATGTTGCTGGAACGATTGAGAAGATGAAAATGCACAGCGAGGACACAACGGTCTATAAGACTTCTCTGATGTGGGGTGAATTATATTACCAGCTTAAAAGAGAAGGTGCTTTATAATGAAACTCATTGAGGACACCCGCAACAAAGTGGGTAAGCACAAGAACATTGCCGCATATTGCCAACGATGTGGGATTGAATTGGTACGAATGACATTGCCTTATGGTGACTATATGTTTCCTGGCGGTTATATTAGCATCGACACCAAGCAAAATCTTGAAGAAGTGGCAAGCAATCTGCTGAACCGCTCACACAGAGACAGTATTCGGTTTTGGAACGAAGTCCGCAACGCTCACAAGAATGGCATTAAACTTGTCATTCTTGTCGAGCATGGCGGTGAAATCAAGTCCATCAACGATGTACCGAAGTGGCGGTCAAAGTACAGCCAAGTCACTGGTCGCCGTTTGATTGACGAGATGATCCGAACCGAGATGGCATACGGTGTTCGATGGTGCTTCTGCGATAGACGGTCAACGGCAAAACGGATTATAGAGATTTTGAGTGGAGGAGGAATATAAATTGAGTAAAACACTTAATGAATGGACAAAAGAAATCCATAAGAACGCAGTAGATCACGGTTGGTGGGATGAAGAACGGAGTTTTGGTGACATTGTTGCACTGTGCCATTCCGAACTGTCCGAAGCGTTGGAAGAATATCGAAGCAAGAACGACCAACTGTATTTTAACGGTGACAAGCCGGAGGGTATCGCAACAGAAATGATCGATTGCATGATCCGTATTCTTGACTGGTGCGGTAAAATGGGGATTGATGCTGAACAGGTTATGTCTATTAAGCATGAGTACAACAAAACCCGTCCGTACCGTCATGGCGGAAAAGTTTTGTAAAATACCCATTGACAACTAAAGGAAAATATGCTATATTGATTATGCTGCAAAGCACGGCTGTGTTGATGAGTAGTGGCGTTGACACGGCACGGGAAAAGTTGACATAGCCGTAAAGCCCGTCAAGGTGGAGCCACTACCTCCCCTTGGCGGGTTTTGAACAACAGGAGGAGAAGATGACAACAGATTGGGCGGCAGCGATAAATGAAAGGATTTGCACAAGAGATGTTGTAAAGAATTACGGTATTGCGGTGAATGTTCGTGGTTTCTGTAAGTGTCCATTTCACTCTGCCGGAAACGAAAAAACACCGAGCATGATGATTTATCCGGGGAATAGAGGGTATCATTGTTTTGCTTGCGGCGAAACAGGAGACACGATAGACTTTGTTCGGAAGATGTTTAATGTGTCTTTTCAAGATGCTTGCCGAAAGATAAACGACGATTTTTGCCTTGGTCTTTGTTTTGACGGAGAAATATCCAAAGAGGATCGAAAGCGGATTAACCGCGATGCGTATGCACGCCGTAAGGAGCGGGAAAGATTTAATGCGGAGAAGAAAAGGGTGTTTGGCGCTTATTACGACGCTTTAGACAGATACACATATTATGACAGGGTTATTTTCGAGAGGGAGTCAAATGGCGATGTTGTTTTAGATGACGAATATATTACGGCAAAAAAGAATATTGCTCGTGCAAAATATATGTTAGATTGTGCTGAAATTGATTTGCGTAATTTTGAAAAAAAGTTGGAGTAATTATGAAAAAGCCAAAAAGTCCTTGTAGGGCAGATTGCGAATACCGTTCAGCGCATTGCCATAATGAAACTTGCCCGTATGGTTGGTCGGCATACGAGATTGAAAAACAGCGTTTTGATAAGAATTTTCAGCATCAAAGGTTTTTATATTATGCCGCAGACCCTTTAACGGACGGGAAAAAAGCGTATGATGCGCAAAAGCACATTACGAAGAAAACAAAAAGGTAAACTTTGATATTGGAGGTATATATTATGGAGGAGCGTTATATTTGTACCGAATGTGGAAAAGATTTTGATTTGTCTAATGTAAAATATTATACTGAAAGTCACGGATTTACTGACGGAAGATTTGAAACACTTTCTTGTTGTCCTTATTGCGGAGGAGGATATATGGAGGCTGTTGTTTGCGAACACTGCGGCAACGCCTTTTCGGAAGATGATAAAAATATGTTTGGAAGTTGGTGCAAGGAATGTTTGTTAGAAGCGGTTAATTACGAAACATTCCGCCAATATTTGTTGGAAGATTGGCGTGATTTTGGCGATGTCGCTGTTACGGACTTGGAGTGGTTTATTTTTCGGGATGTTTGGGGAGTAAATGATAGTTTTCTTTCAAAAATTGATTTCTATAGTTCCGAGTATTGCAAAAGAGACTTGCTTGCATTGTATGATGCTTATGTGGCATTAGACGCGATTGGGTATCAATCCAATAAAGAACACCCATTTTTAGACAAGATTAAGTCTTTTGTTTCAGAAGATTTGTCTGTTTGGGAAGATTGGCTTGTAAAATATTTGGAAAAAAATAAAAATTGCGGAGGTTAATATGAGATTCAGAAACGAAAAAGAGCTGGCGGTTGTTTTGATAACGTTTGTGGTTTTTATGACTTTTCAAACATTTTGTTTAATTTATTTGGATCAACGAATTAGTGATTCCTGTTTTTCTTCACCAGCCATTATTCCATCTGCATCACCAACGGTGGACAACGGCAAAAATACAGAGCAAGACGATGTTTATCAACAGGTTTACGAAACAGAGGAAAACACAGAACAGAATTACTTGCAAGGCGGTGACGCAAAAGAAAGTCTTGACAAAAAGGAAAATTTTGATTACGATTTTGAAGTAGTGTGTCAATCCATTACAGCGGAAGCAGGGACAGACAAGGACTTGTGTTTAGCTGTGGCGCAATGTCTTTACAATGCTTGCGAGAAGCAAGAGTGGCAATACACTCCGTCAGAGGTTCTGGTGTTGTATAAGTACGCAGACGGTGTTGAGTGGATTTCTGCACAGGCAACAGACGCTTATGAACAAGTTTTTTTGCGTGGTGATCGTTACGAATCGGTTAAAAATTCTACTCTGTTTTACGCTCCAAGATATTGCGAAAGCGATTGGCACGAACAACAAAGTTTTGTGTGCGAAATAAACGGCGTTAGGTTTTTTGAGGAAAACGGATAACAAGGAGAACCAGATGGCAGAATGGTGGATGGACGATACAGAGATAGCGATGAGTTATCGTTTGGCTAAAGATCGAGTAGATCAAATACAGGTTTTAGCTGAACTAAATCTTGCGAGGACAAGGGAAGTCGCTGATAAATTGGTTTCTTTGGGCGAACTATCGGAACAAGATGCAGAACTATTGCTGGAACAACTATCAGAAAGACGATCCGCCATTTTTGGAAACATTAAAGAAAAGTGCTTATCTCTTTATCAAGAGGGATATTCCGATGGGGCTATTGCTATGATTCTTGATTTATCAAAGGGACAAGTAAAGCGTTGGAGACACAAAAACGGATATGCTCCAAACATACCAGCAAAAGGATATGACGGGAAGTGGAGGCGTGGAGGTGCAAACTAAAGAAATTTGTATACCGGATTTTACGGTTGAGGACTACGCCACAGAAGCACCGTTTGAATGGCTCTATCAGCATAGGGCGAATAAGTTTTTGCTCAAACAACTAACGGCAAAAATGAAAGCGCAAGCTGGTGCGTTAGGCGTGAAAGGTTTTATTGGTCTGTTCAACGCCTACTGTGAGAGTATGGCGGATCAGCGGTCAACTGGAACAGAGCGCGTGACGGAGTTTGATGGTCAGCCGTTGGAACTTCTGTGCGGGGAGTACATCTGCAACAATTCTGGCGTGTCTGTGCTTGATAAATTTGGCTTTGAGGAGATGATATGCCCCCATCCGATAGAACCCGTCAGACGGCTTGTAAATGTCGATAGCGGCGAAGAACGGTTGGAGTTGGCATATAAGAAGGGACAATTCTGGCGGCAGATTATCGTGGAGAAGTCCGTTATTGCATCAAGCCAGAAAATCCTGGAACTTGCCGGACTGGGCGTGATCGTCAACAGCGAGAACGCAAAGGCTCTGTCAACGTATCTGTTCCGCATGGAGCAGATGAATTATGAAACTATCCCAGAAAAGAAGTCTGCCGGACGGCTTGGATGGATTGGCGACCACGGTTTTTCACCGTACATGGACGGATTGGAATTTGATGGAGAGGACAATTTCAGCGGCATTTTTTCCTCCATTAAACAAGCTGGCGATAGGGAAAAGTGGATTGAATCCATAAAATCCGTCAGACAAGAAAAGGCTCTTGCGAGGTTTGCAATCGCCGCTTCATTTGCAAGCGTCCTGTTAGAGCCGTGCGGTCTGTTGCCATTTTTCGTCCATTTCAAGGGTGGTCAAGGCGTTGGTAAGACCGTTGCCGTGATGCTTGCCGCTTCTGTGTGGGCGAGACCGAGAATGGGCGACTATGCAACCTCTTTCAACAGCACAGCGGTCGGCATGGAGATGTTGGCTGGTTTCCTCAATTCTATGCCTATCTGCATGGACGAATTGCAAATCCAATCAGCTAAAGGTGTGCGAGACTATGACAGCCTTATCTACCAAATGACGGAACGAGCCGGACGGTTGCGCGGCGCAAAGGCTGGTGGTATTCGGAAGGTTGAGAAGTGGAACAACTGCATCTTGACAACTGGCGAAGATCCCATCATTCAATCAAACAGCATGGGCGGTGCCTCTGTTCGTGTGATTGAGATTGATTGCCCCGGACCTATTTACTCTGACATGGTGGGCTTGTGCCGTGTAATCAACGAAAACTACGGATGGGCTGGCAGAGAGTTCGTCCAGTACATTCAACAGGACGGCATGATGGAAAAGGTCATTGAAATCCAGACGGGATATTACAATCAACTGTTGGAGTACGGCGAAACGAAGCAAGCTGCGTCTGCGTCCACGATGCTGACCGCCGATCAGATTGCAACAGAACTGTTCTTTAAGGACGGCAACGCTTTGACCGTCAGCGAGATTGCAGAGTTTATGACGAAGAAGGAAGATGTTGATGTAAACCGCCGTGCGTTGGAGTATGTTTACGAACTGGTGGCGAGAAATCCGTCCCACTTTGACACCGAAAGCAATAAGACAGAACTTTGGGGAAAGGTTGACGATGTGGACGGCTATATCTTTATTGTCAAGTCCGTTTTTGACCGTGAAATGGGTCTTGGAGGCTTTAACAGCACATCTTTCCTATCTTGGGCGAAGCGTCAAGACTTGCTGAAAACTGACCCTGTTGGTGCTGACGGAAAGAGCCGAAACACGAAGAAACAGCGCATTAACGGTACATCTGTGAATACGGTGTGTATTCGCAACAGAGTGGAAGATGACAAAGACAACGGCGAACAAGGCGATTTTGAGTTGCCGTTTTGAAAGGAGAAACTATGAAGATTAAAGTTATGCCGAGAAGCGATTGTGTGCGATATTGTCATAAGCCGCACAACGAGAAGTCGATTATTGTTTCAATCAATACACCGTGGGCGTGTTATGATACTGCGCCGTTTGGTAACGAGGAAAACAAGGTACTGTCCATTCTGCGCCTTTGGTTCGACGATGTGGATGAGAAAACCACCAACTGCATGAACGCAGATCACGCAAAGGCTATCAAAGACTTTGTTGCCAGATTCTCTGACAGAGATGATTTGACCGTCATCGTCCATTGTGATGCTGGAGTTTCAAGGTCTGCTGGCGTTGCCGCCGCTCTGTCAGAGTATTATAACGGAGATGACAGTTATTTCTTTGACAGTGGTATTTATGCGCCTAATATGCTGTGTTATCGGACTATGCTGAATGAGTTGTACGGCTGATTGCCGTTTTGAAGGAGGTGTGAGATGTTTGGACAAATATCATTGCTTGATGGCGGCAATCCGCTGAAAATTGGCAAGCCAATTCGTTTGATCGAGTTGTTTGCAGGAATTGGAGCGCAGGCAAAGGCTCTTGAAAATCTTGACGTACCGTTTGAACATTATCGTATCTGCGAGTTCGACAAGTACGCTGTGAGGTCATACAACGCCGTACACGACACGGAATTTGAAACAAGCGATATTACCACGATTCACGCAGAAGATTTGTGTGTGTGATACGAATAAGTACACATACATTATGACATATTCATTCCCTTGCACTGACCTTTCAAGTGCTGGTAAACAAGCTGGCATGAGCCGTGACAGCGGGACAAGAAGCGGATTGTTATGGCAAGTAGAACGGCTTTTAAAGGAAATGGACGAGTTGCCACAAATACTTCTGATGGAGAATGTGCCGGAAGTGGTATCGGACAAAAACATGAAGGATTTCGCAGAGTGGATATCGTTTCTGGACAGTTTGGGCTATCGGAGCAAGTACGAAATCCTAAACGCAAAAAACTACGGTGTACCGCAGAACAGAGAACGATGTTTTATGGTTTCGTGGCTGGGAGATTACTATTATGAATTTCCGGAGCCGTTCCCGTTGGAAATCAGACTAAAAGATGTATTAGAACCCGTTGTGGATGAGAAGTATTATCTTTCGGATGAACAGGTTGCAAAGCTGAAACTTTCCTCTGATTTTGTTGCAAGAGAGAGAGAGAGAGAAAGGCGTGTAGAGCAATCCGAACGGGCGGACGCGGCAGCACAGACAGACACGCTTGGGACATCATTCTGGTTGATGAGCCGAAACGAGATAGGGAATCAGACGGAGATAGCATCAACTCTGATGGCACGGGATTACAAGGGCTTTGGCAATCAGATGATGACGGGTGTAGTCGAACATATGGGGGTACAGACAAGATAGTGGTTGCCGGAAGTCTGAATCCCGAAAAGAAAGTACAAGATCGTGTTAGGGTGTTATTGCCAGATGGTATATGCCAAGGACTACGGGCAACGGACTATAAAGACCCGCCGAAAATAATATGGGCGGACGGTGTGTATACGCAACAGTCGGATTCTTTTAGGCGAGGGCTTTTACACGGCGTATCAAGGGCGATTAAGGCAAATCAGCATGACGCGGGGGTGGTTTTGTATGGAAATGATTGAATCAAGAGAAGTTGCTAACCTATGCAAATCAGGTATCAAGGGATATAACGAAATGAACGGGCGCATATACGACACGGGAGGTGTAGCCCCAACAATCAGAGCAAACAGCGGCGGTCACAATGAGATAAAGATTGCCATACCGCAATCGACCAAACAGGGCTATATCGAATGTGAATTAGGGGGGGTGATAGACATGAGCTACCCAAACAGCAAGACCCGTCGAGGTCGAGTTCAAGAGGGTGGCACTGTTAGCCCCACGATAATGGCGAACAATAATGAGTTGTATGTCCTTGAACCCGTAATCGGCGCAATTCGTGGCAGAAACCCTGATAACCCGTCTGACCGTACACCAGGCATACCGACACAGCAGCGTTTGGAAATCGGCGGCGATGTATCGAACACGCTTACAACGGTACAGAAAGACAATGTAGTTGTTGAGCAAATGCCGTTTCGTGTTCGCAAGCTGACGCCGCTTGAATGTTGGCGGTTGATGGGATTTGATGATGGAAGTTTTGAACGAGCCGAACAAGTCAATTCAAATTCGCAGCTTTATAAACAAGCCGGAAACAGTATTGTTGTAGATGTACTAATGGCTATTTTTAGGGAGATGCTGCAATGATCGCCGTCAATCCTTGCGAAAAATGCAAGAGGAAAGGAAACTGCCCTTCGGTTTGCTATCCGAAAAGGGATTATTTAAGGCACATCAAGAAAGAAAATAGAAGGGCAAAACAGGATAGAATGCGTTAAACCGTTCCCACAATCCCACCGTTCCCACCGATTTTGATAATCCTTATACAGAAAAAATGTTTTTTATCCGTCAGAGGACAGCAACATTTATTTTTCCATATAGGAAACCGCAAAACGAGTGGGAATGTGGGAACGAAGCTTTGAAAGCGTTGGTATAACACGGTTTGTGGCGTTACCACTTTTGTTCCAACTGAAAATTGCGGGTGGGAGCGTGGGAATAAAAATCTTAAAACTTTTTCTTGACAAATTTTCTAAACTATGCTACTATAACTACGGTTGATAGACAGTATGCCGACTGCTATCAGCGGGAAACTGAATACTATCGACCTACGGCCTCCCATCAAGTAGCGGCATCTGCTTGGTGGGGGGTTGAGTTTTTAAGTGGAGGCTGTTGTATGTGGAAGTTGATTGACCCAAAAGATAGGAATAAATGCCGTTGTCATTTTTGCGGAACAAATTTGAGTGTTAAATATCTTGTTGAAGTATATGACCCGCTTATTTCAAATAAAAGAACATTGGTGTGTGCCTGTAATAAGTGCGTAGCAATTTATAGCTTGCTTGCTGATTGAGTTTTTAAGGAGGGTATGGAAAGTGAGGCTTTGGGATAAAGACCTGATTGATGTTCTACCTGATAATCAACTGCGAGGCCAGTGGCGAGAGTGCTGCTTGATAGCGAAAGGACTGCATTATGGAACGCTAAATCATTTACTGGTGAACAAGGTAAAAGATTATCCGATTGAGCATTTTATAGCATACACTTTTCTTGTTTTGGAGGAAATGAAGAAAAGGGGCTATAAATGCGACGGAAAGCGGTTTACTCACTGGCTGGATGAATGGGAGAGTTTTACTATTGATTTGTCTGACATCTTTGACGGCTGGCATAATGAACGCTATCTCCGTCAGTGCTTGTACAATCTACAAGAGAAGTACGATTGTAGTGGCATAAGCGATGGCGAGTGGAAGCTAATCGTTGAGAAGTTTCCGTGGATTAAGGAGTGTGGTTTAAATGATTAACGCATTACATCTGTTGTGGATCGTGCCGCTGGTATCCGCGTTTTCTTTTGTACTGGCGGCTGTATTTAGCGCCGGACATGAGGGAGAAGAACCGCGGCGCGGACGATGGGAAAAGTCCGAAGTCTATCCCGGATTTTGCACCTGCTCACAGTGTCACGACTGCTACATAGAACCGGGATGGATAAAAATGAAGAAATGGAACTACTGCCCCAACTGCGGTGCAAAGATGGACGGAGGTGTGAACGATGAGTGATTTTCTTTTGAAAGAATCCGACGCAATCAAAACAACGTGGATGATTTTGGAAGGGCTTGGGTATTCCAAGCGAGACAATTTAGACTTGCAAGAAACGGTTGAAAAAGTCTTTGACACCTGCCCAAAGCTGTCAACATTTTCAAAAGTAACGAACCTTGATGGGAAGTGTGGTGTTTGCAAATGGTTTGAACGGTGCGGAAGTTCTGTAAGCGGAATTTGCCGATCCGAGAAATCTAAAAGACGAGGTCGGATTCTATACCAATCTTCTTCTTGCAAGAATTTTGAAAAAGCAATGACGGGGGAGTGAACGATGTGTGATGCCTGTCAAGAGTTGTCCAAGGTGTGGGATGCGTCACAGCAACTGATGGTGACACGTTTTACCAACCGCAATACCGGGCATCCGACATTTTTGCTGGTGCAGGGTGACACAGATCCGCAGAGTGTTACGATTGCCGTCAAGTATTGTCCGTGGTGTGGAGAACGGCTGACAAGACTGATTGCTGATGTGTATGAATAAAACAAAAGCATTTTAGGATGCAATTTGGAAATCATCACGCTCACGGCAAGGGAAAACAGGAGGAAGAATGAAAGAATACATTGAGCGAGAAGCGGCTATTGCGCTTTCAAAAGATATTATTGTGCCACAAGCCAGTGGCGTGGACTATAAACACCGTTGTATAGACCCACAAGATATTAGAGAAATTCCTGCCGCCGATGTTGTAGAAGTGCGACATGGAGAGTGGAGAGACGACGCAGACAAGATTGAAAAACATTTTCATCGGCATTACTTCTTTTGCAAGAAATGCAATACAAGAGCAGATTATTTTATCGGAGGAGAGGGCAACTGGTGGAGTAGTTGCGCTCCAGACTACTGCCCCCGCTGCGGAGAAAAAAATGGATGGATAAAAGAAAGACGATGACTTGTCTTGAACATTACAGGAGGATAACAATGGAAATTCCAGAATGCATTGATTCCTTAACGCGACTTAGTAATTTTTTGCTAATGGCTAGTACGTTGTATGAAAGAACACACGAAGGTCAAGAAGCAACTCTGATGGCAAAATACGTTTGTGCGCTTACAGAAGCAATACCCATTTTGGAAAAATATATGGAACGAATGGAAAAAGAAGCGGATGACGCTGTTCCTGTTGTGCGGTGTGGAAAATGTAAGCATTGGAGATGTTATGGACGTGATTTTGTGCTTGAAAAGGATTATGGAAGATGTGAAAAACCAGACAATGAGTCGCTTATAAAATATAATGCATCTCCATATGACGATTGGTTTTGTGCAGATGGTAAGCGCAAAGGAGGGGACGAGTGATGGAAGTTGTCGATAAAAAGCCCATCCCGATTTATGAAGTCGAGTGCATTGAATGCAAGTCAAAGATTCGGTACAAAAGATCAGAAATCTGTTGTTGCCACATTACCTGTCCCGTGTGTGGTGTTGCACTTTGGGCGGAACACATTTTACCTGTGAGAATGGAGGATGGCGAGTGATGGTTTGGGATAAGAGCTGCAATGACATGACACCGGCGCTGAATTATGTTCTTTCGATTATTGAGGAGATAAGGAGGAAAAACAATGAATGAGAAGAACATGCCGTGTGCCTATTGGCGAGAGGGAGAAATCTGTGCAAAAGGTACAGAGCCAGGATATACCGATTTCTGCGTTCTTGGTCCGTGTTCGCAGATGAAGCCGTCAAACGCCGACAAGATCCGGCAGATGTCGGATGAGGAGTTGGCAAAAGAGATAGCATGGCTTATTGTTGAGGCCATGAAACAACTACATCCATTTTCCACATGGAAAGCAAGTGATGAGAAGATGATCCAAGGTACGGCAGACGAGTTGCTCGACTGGCTGAAACAGGAGGCGCCGGATGAAACTGATTGACGCGGATGCGCTGGGGATATGCTTTGCAAAAAGGGAGATTTTCAAAGTCCCGGAATACGCGGACGGCTGGAATGCTGTGATGACAATTCTTGAAAACGCTCCTTCCGTTGACGCTGTGCCGGTGGTGCGGTGCCGGGAATGCAAAATGCACAGCTCCTGTTATACGGAGGACGTCTTTAAGTTCGCAAGGCTGAATGAGGATCGGCGGTTTTGCGGCGTAGGTGAGCGCAAAGACGAAACGGAGGCACCAAAATGAAAATTAAGACCGAGCCTATTTACATCCATGATATTTGGACTTGGGAAGAATGGCTTGCACTGTTTAGAAGGAGGCGCAAAGGAGTGGACGAGTTATGATTGAGTATAAAAATTGGAACGATCAATATGTCAACGAGGAAAGATTGATATATGATTCAGATGGTGGGCTAATAGCTGTGGAGTATACAGATGGCACAACAGAGTATGTGGCATTATTAAATCGCCTTGCCGCCTACGAGGACACTGGGCTGGAGCCTGAGGAAATCGGTTCGTTGAAAACGCTTAGACGAGTGAAGACAAATGCTGACAAGTATTTTCGCAACGCCACGGATGAAGAGCTTGCCGAAAGGCTGTCGGAACAAAACTTCTGGAATTGTCCGCCGCGTGATAAGACTTGTCCCGGAGATTGTCACAAATGATGGCTCGATTGGCTGAAACAGGAGGTGTAGATCTATGGATAATCAATTTTTTCCATACCCGATTGACCCTTATTGGATTGCGAAAAAAATTGCAACATACAACCCAGAAGAAGAAGCAAGAAAAGAAAACATAATGAAGAATTGTAACCATATCGAATATGAGCAAGATATGGGTGCTCACATTCCTTTTTGTAAGCTGGATGGGCAGATGTGTAATATGCAATGCTTAAAGGTAGGTGGAGAGTGATGCGTGATTATGAGGAACTGGTGAAGGCGTTGCGGGAGACACGCGAAACGGTTAGGGAGAACCCCGGCTTGGCGATGCGTGTATCACCGTATCAGCTTAGTGCCGCCGCAGATGCCATTGAGGAACTGCAAAAAGCACTTGACGCTGTGAATGATGCCCACAATGAGGGCTATGATGTCGGCTATTGGGCGGGGCGGCGAGACTATGAACCGAAGTGGATCAGCGTGGAGGAGCGGCTGCCGGAGTGCGATCTCGGTGCAGAAGTGGGAAACATCGAGTGGATCAGCTACGGGATGGTACACGCTGGGTGCTTTGGGCGCGGGGGCAAATACAGAGACGCATACTTTCGGACATGGACGGACGAAGAAGAGGGAGTGGACGCAAAGGACGTTGATTATTGGCGGTCTGTTACACTACAGGAGCCGCCGAAGGAGGAGAAGTGATGATTGTTGAGACTTGCCCCAAGTGTGGAGCGGATCTGCTGAACATTGCGATAGCAACATATCCTCCAATACCCTGTAAGCGGTGTACGCATTGCGGATTGCGTTGGGAAGGCAAAGCAGAAAGAATCAGACGTGTTCCTTTTGAGTTGCCGAAGGAGTAGTTTATGACCGTTGACAAAATCGCTAAACTTGCCGCGCAGAACATTGTTCCATCAGAGAAACTGTCACTTGCAGAAACGCTCCTGTGGTATCGGTTGCGTGATCTGTATCGGAATTTTTCGCAAGGATCAATCAGAAAAGAAAACGCCACCGTGGAGAAGCAGAAGATTATAAAACAGTACAACGCGGAAAAGAATACAGAAGAAACCGCAGAACGGTACATTGCGTATCATGCGGAACTGTGGCGGAACATAGAGTGCGCTGCGATGGCGTACAAAGAAAGCAAAACGATTGAGAACGCCGACAAGTTTGTGGAATCTGTGTACGGCGTGAAGATGAAGGAGGAATAGTATGGTACTTGTAATTTTGTTTACAGTTTTTGCGGTTGTTATTACTGCGTATTGCTTCTTTAGAGACGAGGAATATGTAATTGGTATTCTTTCGTCTGTTGCTATTGGTGTTGCCGTTTTTTTGTTCTTTGGCATTATTTGCGTAGCGATTAGTTCTGCTATAAAAGACGAAAACATGAACATTGAACTTGTTGAAAGCCAAAATATAGTCGCATTAAAAGACAGCCAAAACATAGACGGTCGGTTTTATTTGATGGGCGGTTATGTGAAAGAGGATTTATACTATTACTACGCCAAAGAAACAGAATTTGGATACAAGTGCGACAAGATAAAGGCAAACGACAGTTTTGTAGTTTATACGGACGGACATCCGAAAATTGAAACATACATATCAACATCTTTCAAGCATTGGTGGACATACATTTATGCCATCCCCGTACACACGCATTATAGCATCTATGTACCTGCAGGAACCGTAACGAACGAATACAAGATAGACTTGGAGTGAATTGAAACCTGTTTGTCGTGAGGAGGAATAACTATGAATTACATTATAAATCCGAGTTGGTTTTATTGGATGAGCGTTGCAGACGGCATGAAAACGCTTTTGCTTGTTTTCGCAGCTGTTTTATTTATTACTGAAACTGTCCTTATAGTTTTACATTTTGTTTGCAAGTCAAATGGCGTAGGATATGGTGAAGATGACAGTGACAACATTATGGCAAAGGCTTTGGTAAAACCGATTAAACTTGTTGGATTTTTTACATTGATTGTGTTATTTTCTTGTTTGTTTTTGCCATCTCGAAACACCCTAATTGAGATGCAGATTGCACGGTATGCAACATACGAAAACGCAGAATGGACGGTTGAAACAATCAAGAGCGCGGTTGATTACATAGTCAACGCAATTCAAAGTTTAAAATAAATCCTGTTGCAAACGCAGAAAGGACATGGTATAATGAAAACAAAAATCTTGAAGGTTAAGGGAGATTGGCAAGAGGTTGTGGACGATTGCCGTTCTACTGTTGGAAAAGAATCTCTTGGTCATGAACCGTCAAGCAAGTTCAAGAAGATGATTCTGATTGCTGAACATAGTCCGATTAGAGACATTTCCATTAGATGGGCATGGAAAGCGATCAAATATTGGATTGCTATGCACTGGAAAACCCACCATTGGGAAAGCAGGGTTAGGACACAGCGAACGGATAGAACTGGCGTGAACCGAGACGATCTCCCACAAGCTGCTTTGGTGAATTTTACTGGAGAAGCAAACTGTCAGCATCTTATTGACACGATGCGAAAGCGACTGTGCTACCAAGCAAGCGCAGAAACGAGGAAGTATGCAGAGGACTTGAAAAAGGCAATTAAAGACTTTCAGCCAGAACTATCCGATGTTCTTGTGCCGAACTGCGTATATCGTGGCGGTTGCCCCGAAATGAATTGTTGCGGCTATTACGAAAAGTTGTGGATGAAGAATGGCTTTATCCGTTGCGATGATATTCAACATCGTTACGATGCGTACAATGAAATTTTTTGGAGAGAGAAGGGCGGTGACGCAGAATGACCTTTAGAGAGTTGTTTAAGGAAAAGAAATGCTACGATATAATATCAAATAGTCCTACTGCTATTCCATGCCCGCACCAGTTTGGAGATGAGAACAAAAGCCCAGAGGTTTGTCGCCTTATGCGTGATTGTAAGTCGTGTTGGGAAAGAGAAGTGCCGGAGAAACCAACCAACGCGGAATTGACCGACAAAGTAAATGACAAGTCGTCTTTCCACGAAAAACTGTGTGCAGAACTGACGGAAACATACCGCAGAAAGAACCACGATTACGGCGACAGTTTCCACCAGAGTTATATCGAGGACGGATTGACGATGGCAAAAATCCGCATCGGTGACAAGTACAGCCGCTTTAAGTCGCTAATTAAATCCGATCAGATGGTAAAAGACGAATCTATCCGCGACACTTTGATGGATATGGCGAATTATTGCATTATGACCGTGATGGAGATGGAAAACGATGGGTGAAGATAATCTAATCCGTAACGATCTTGTGTTTTCCGTCAACGATGGAAACGCACGGCGCCCGATTGGGAAACTTGCAAGCGGCGCAGAACCGGCAGAAGGATGTTTGTTTATTGAGGGAGACGATCAGAAAGAATATATAGAGCCGCACAAACAGGGTTCTTTTTTATTCAAATTGGATTTTCCTTCTTGTCCATCCAGAAAGCGATTTGTTAAAATGCTGATGGCTGGCGGATTAAGCCGGAACGACGCGAACAAGGCTGCCAAAATGGTTGTTGATAAACGCACATCGTACAAATTGTTGTTGTTCTTTTTGCGTATTGCCGGATTTGTGGAATAAACCATTGCAGAAAGGCGCAGAAATCATTTTAGACATAAGGGAGTAAATGTATATGGCGGCAATCAAAGAGGCTTATAAAGGCGTTAAAATGGAAAACACGGCAGAACGCGACAAAATTACATTGCGTAACTCCGTGGAAAACCCAGCGTGGCTAATGGTCTATGCCATAGAGCCAGAAAGAAACATTGATGTGTCTATGACTTATGCGGATCTGTTTGCTATCTACCAATGGGTGAAGAAGTTGCCGCAGAAAGAGGCGGAAAATGCAGAAGGAGCAGAATTTCAATGAACAATCCATGCAACAAGTGCCGAAAAAAGCCCGATTGCCCAGAAAGGTGTTTTCCTAAAATTGACTATAAACGAGCGTTGCAGAAAGAACGCAGAAAGAAGAAACGGTCAGAAAGGAGTGATTGAATGGGAGAAGTTGTGATCCAAAGATTTGCCGACCCGCGCAAACAGAAGTAGCGGAAAGAGGTGGAGTGATGGGCGAAAATAACGCAGAAAAAAATCTTGTGTTTACCATTGACGGTAAAGACTATTCAAGCCTTATCCGTGTTGCTGACATTGCAGAAAGCGTTGAAGGCGGAAACTTGTCTAATCCGATACCATTTATTCCAACTGGTATAGAAATCACATTAAACCCAATGCCGAAAGTGTCCAGAAGGCGGTTTGTCAAACTCTTGATGGCAGATGGAATAAGCAGAAATGGAGCCAACGAGGTGGCAAATATGGTGACGAAGAATCGGGTTTCATTTTCCGCCGGATTGGTTTGGTGGAGATTGGCAAAAATTTTACCGTAAAGCATGAGAAAGAGGTGTATTAAATGCCAAAAAGTAAATCGCAGAAAGAAGCGGCGCAGAACGGAACGAAGAAAGGCGCAGAAAGCAAAGGAAAGACCGCAAAGGTGCAGAAAGAGACAAAATACCGTGATGAGCGCGGAGTCAGAAAGTTGGCATATAGGCGATTTCACGAAGGTGAGGACTATCTGGCGGTTACTGGCAACGAACTTTCCGAAATGTATAAGCTAGCCCGTGAAAACATGGAAGGTTTGCGAGATCGCGGAGGCCGCCCACCTGCGTTTGAGACTGTGCGAGATTTGCAGAATGGGATCATCAACTATTGGAATTATCTCGACAACGCGAACAAGGGCGAACTAAAGCTGATCCCAGACGTGGAAGGACTTTGCACATTTTTAGGAATTACGCGTACAACTTTGATGGAATGGGAAAATACTAATTACAATGGATTTGCTAACACGATAAAAATTGCAAAGAATGATATCGCATCGGTCAAGAAGCAATTAGGGGAGCAGAACAAGATACCAGCTCTTGTGCTTGCCATGGATTTCAACAACAACCACGGCTACACGCAGAAGCAGGAAGTTACCGTTGTTCCGTCCAACCCCATCGGAGAAACCACCGATCAACGACAACTTGCCGCTGATTATGTGGTGGACGTAACAGGCGAGCAAACAGACGAATAAAAAAGATAGCCGCTGGCGTATGCTGGCGGCTTTTTTCTGTGCTTTTTGGTGTGGTGAATCAGCGGATGCGGGCAAAAGAAAACCGCCGGAGGCGTTAAACCTTCCGGCGGCTCTGCGCTACCCCTTGTTTTATCCAAGACTTTTGCAATTTTCGATAACGCACTTTTTGCACTTCTCGCAATTTTCTTTCCACCCGTCACAATCCTTTACCGCGACATTTTCTAATACCGGGCAAAAGTGCCCGTTTTCAACGATAAACCCCGCGAGCGCATCCACCTTGTTTTGCATATTTTCACCCTCCATATTGTAAAATATACTTTGCTTTTTCGATCTTCTCCACCGTTGCGGCAATCTGTCGCCGCAAGCTAATTATTTGCCGCTGTGCCTTTTCTATGTCCTTGTCTTTGGTGGAATTGTGGTATCGGTATTGTGCCGCGTCCATAAGTAAATCAAGGTCGTTTAGCGTCTCTTGCGCCGTCTCGATTTCCCACGCCGCTTGTGCCTTTTTAGCCGCCTCTTTCCGCTCCCGTTCCTGTTGTTTGCACCACTCCGGCGTTACGATGAGCGGCGGCGGACTGTTGTTGCGTTGTCTGCGTTTGTGCTGGATTCTCGGCATCTTGCGGAGAAGTCGAGACAAAAGCCACAGCGCGAGCAGTAAAAACGGTATTGTCATGCCGTAACCGCTTCCGGCCATGCATTGCAAAAGAAGTCATCTTCCGCAAAAATGATCCCGTCATAATGGCGGAAAACTGCCTCGTCTGGAATGGAGTCATAGCAAAGAAATGTATCTGCATCATCGGTATATTGCAGTTCGTCATAGTAGGACATTTTCAGTTCGTCCAACTCTTCCCGATTCAGTTCGTAAACGGTTTTATACATCATCTTTCCCTCCGTCAAATGTCCATGTTTGCGAATCCGCAAATTTCAGCCGTTAAGCTCTCGGGATTGTTTGCGTATTTTTTCATCCATTCCGCAAAATGCCGGGAAAGATACAACTCCATGTTGTTCAGGTTCTCCGGCTTTTCCGTCAGTTTTCTAACCGCCGCACAAAACAGCTGGCTAATCTCACCATAATCCTTCATCTTGTTTGCCTCCTTACTTCCGCTCGCCTTTTTCCACGTATTCCACCAGCCGCAAAAACCACTTTGTCAGCGTCGCCGCGCCGGCGATGACTACCATGTAATATAATAGCATTGTTATTGCTCCTCGCTTTCGTCTTCGTCTTCCAGAGCATCAAACAGCGCGGATAGTTCGTCGTTGTCGTTAATTCCGCCGATCTCGTCGCGGTTCTCGCTCATGCTCTCCACGGCGTAACGGTCAAGTCGTCCGCTATAGTCTTTATAATCAGCCGACACAAGATTTTCGTAACCGTTGAATCTGAAATAATCGCGGTTAGGATTGAAAGCGCCGTATTCCCTGTTGCCGCTGCTGTCCGTCGTCCACGTGTCCTCATCATAGCCATAAAACGCGCGGCATAGAACTTCTTGCAGATCCGTACCGCAATACAGGTCGTTTAGCTCGTCCATGCTATAATAGCGATCATCGCCCAGATAGCCGTTGTAGCTGTCGAGCTGTTCCATGCAATCATTAAAGACCTCCTCGTTGTTGCTAAAATACTCGATAATGGCGGCCATCGCGGCGCCGCGTTTGGTGTTTGTGTTGTTGGTAGTCATTTTCTTTTCCTCCATGTTTCCGTTATTGCTTGTAGTTCAAAGTGCCATAAACTCGGACTTGCCCAGCCCACAAAACGATTTGATGTGCGCCCCCGTCGCGGTAGTCCATCCGTGCCAAAGTCGCGTTAATGTTCCGTCAGGATCGCGGCGCATTATGGGCGTATCGTAACTAAAAAGAGTTTCGCCGCCGTTGTCGTCAATGACAACTTTTGCTTTCCCGCAAAAGGATTTCCGTCCGTTCGTGGGTATCAGTTCGTACATTTTCATTTTCTTTACCTCCATAGTGTGTATTGTGTTTTGTAGTGTGCCAACGATCCCGCCGCCTGCGGTTCTTTAAGGTATAAGCACCTGTACAGTCTCCCGCAACCGTCGCCACCAGTTGCCACAACCGGACGCCCGGCGTTTAGCCTGTCCGGTGTGGTGCGGATTGCCCACCGCTTTTTTTACGGTCTGCCTTGGGTTTACTCCCCCGCTCTTGCGGCGGTATCATTGATTATCTGTATTATATCAGCATATTTGCTAAATGTCAACGCCTTTTTGGCATTTTTTCAAAGTTTTTTCGGCGCGTTCTTGTGTCCTGCTCCGCGTCTGATCTTGCGCACCGGCAGCGGATCGGCACCACCGGCGGGGGACAGGAGAGGACGCACCACCGCCGGGTTAGTCCACCGAATATTTTTCAAAGAAAAAAGACCCTTTTAGCTTGCCGAAAAAATTTCAAAAAACAAAAAAGACCGCTTGACAACGCCAACTTGACATGGTATTATACAAGTGGGAAGAAATACTTAATAGGCACTTTTGGGGAAGAAATATGGCTTTGCCTACTATATACGGTGCGTTCGGTTTTTTCGATCAGCACCGTACATGGTAAGCAAGGCCACAGATTTTGCTCTTTGGTGGAAAGTGCAACGGCTACCGGTCAGAGGAGGATTGTCGGTAGACGCAGACGGTTTCGTCAATCGTCAACCAAATCTGGGTTGTCAAACACGTTGCTGATGATTTCGCAAGTATCACAAATTGACTGATAAATAAAATCAGTTCTTTTGTTTTCTCTCCACATAAAAGAACCATCATCAAAAATAACGAAAAATGGAAGTCCATACACCCCGCTCTTTTTCTGACGAAGAATGTCGTTTTCCCAAATCTTATTGCCGTTTTTGTCCACCAACCCCGTCCACTCGCAAACGGTGCAAGGATCGACTTCGTACCAATCTGGGTAAAAATCTTCGCAATCAGTTTCGGCATATCCCGTGTAAATTCTGTCTGATTGCTTTTTCCCGTTTGACAGGTGTGCATAATACCCCTCCACCCACTCGCCGCTGTCTGTGCGCTTTGCTCTGAAAATTATATCTCGCATTGTATTCCCATCCTTTCCGCATCCTCAATTCTTTTCTTTGCGATTTCAAAATACTGCGGGTCAAGCTCCATTCCGATGAAGTTGCGGTTGGTGTTCACGCAAGCTACGCCGGTACTGCCAGACCCCATGCAGTTGTCTAAAACTGTTTCTCCTTCGTTTGTGTATGTCTTGATAAGCCACTCCAATAGTTGAACCGGCTTCTGTGTTGGATGAAAAAACTTGCCGTTACAATGTTCTTTGGAAATGGAAACAATACTTGTTGGATATTTTTCATCAGACACAATCGTTGGAGTTTCTACAAAATTCCCGTAACATCTGTTTTTTGTCGGGCTTTTCATGTTTCCCTTTGAGTGGTTTCTTTTGTGCGGAGGGCACTTTTCCATCTGTGGGTTATATAATGGAGTTTTTCTGTAAAACACGCAAATATCTTCGTGCCTACGCAATGGCATCTTTTTGGCGTTAAGAAATCCAGTTTTCGCCACCTTGTCCCAAACAATGTTGTACCGCCACATTTTTCTGTTTGATTGCATAAGGTCTGCAGTAAACATACCGCTCCCAAATAACACAATAGCGGCATTTTCTTTTGCGATTCTGCAATATTCTGACCAAATAGACCCAAAAGGTATAATAGAATCCCACTTTGTGTTTGGGTTGTTCTTGTTTAAGCATCCATACGGCAAATCACACAGCACCATATCCACGCTCTTATCTGGTAACTGTTTCATCAATTCCAAGCAATCACCCTGCATCAGTGTAATGTTCGGCATGGTGTTACCTTCCAACACTCTTTTCTGTCGTGTATACCCAAAAAAGTCCGCCGTCTTTGCGTATTCTTTTTGTTCTTGCGTTGCAAGCCTTTCGCACGTTCCAAAAGAAATACCAATCTCGATCGGCAAAAAGTCGTTTTCCTTCAGAAAAGCGCAAAATTCCTTGTATGCGGCAGTAGGATTCTTTCCGACGATACCATATTTCTGATTGAAGGCGCAAAGATAATGTTGCAGTTCATCTTTGCTGATTGCTTTAAGCTCTTTTTCCTTATCCATAAAATCAAACCTAAACGCCATTCTAATCACCGCCTATCAGCATCTGGCATATAAAACACCCAAACAAGTTTCTGGTTGCCGTCTCTGACGTGCTTGACTGTCATGCCGTATGTTTCCTTTACGGTTCTGCTGAACGTGTTTTTGCCGATCTCCGGGTAGCCATTCTCTTTCAAGTAACGGTTGAAGATGTCAGCAGCGTCTTTCAACTTTACAAGCATCAAGTCCTCTGGATCGCAAAACTCCCGCAAAACCATCGACCAATCCGTTGCGTTCATAGAAGATTCTCTTGGGCGATTTGGCGCCTTGTACTCTCGCACATCGTTTTTGATTCTCTTTGACCGCAAAAGCATACGATACATAGAAATGCCTCCTAAATTTGATGATTCATTATATCATGTAACGAAAGTATTGTCAAGTACAAAATTGCAGGAACATTTAAGAAATTTTGTGGGAACGATAAAACCGTTGATATTGCTACATTTTTTGCTTTGCGTTCCAACTCAAAAAATCGGTGGGAATGTTTTGGGGAACGCACCAAACCGTTGGTATTAAATGGTTTTTGGCGTGTATGTTACAAAATTCCCACCGAAGAGAAATTTCCTATATGTGAAAAATATATAAGCCACTCCAACCCTCATTGCCAAAATAAAAAAAGTTTTTTCTATAAATAGCGCTTTGAAAACGACGTTACTGGGAACTTTGTAACTTTTCTATAATCTTTTGACTTTATATCAAAACGTTCAAAAGGCGTAGTCTTTTATATTAAAATAGTTGCAAATTTTAGTTCCCAAAATTCCCACTCGAAGTAACGAAAGTTTTGTAAATTAACAAATTTGATTAAATTTCAGAAAAATTCCCACCAGCAAACGAATCGCACCACCCACAAAAATTCCGCAAAAACAAAAAGGCTTGTTGACCGCTGATAGGATTTGTGGTATAATTTACAATGAGAAATAGCGTTTTTTGCTGATGGAGGTGCTAAATGGCAACCAACGAACAGATTTTGGCGGCGATTTACCGTGTAATTGACAGCGGGAAGTTGGAGATTAAGCCGTATGACGATGCGTTTAGCTGTTTGAGAAACATGGGAGACGAAAGTGGCAAGATAGAAGTTGGATTGGCACATGAACTGCAAGGGCATATTAGAAAAGCCATGCTTATTGCCAAAGATCGAAACGATGACAAGTTTCCTGTACAGTTGTATGAGTTGAACAAGCGTATTTTGTGCTATACCGCACCGGAGTGTTTTTCGGACTTTATGCTTCGGCTTGAAATTAACCGTCCAATGAAAGAACAGTTTTGGCTACCGAGAATGGCAAAACTGAAAAAGATTAGTGACGCCTTGCAGGAAATGGAAGATGGCAGGCTGGACGAACTGTTTTTGAGCCAACCTCCGAGGACTGGCAAAACCACGCTAATGGTAATGTTTCTTTTGTGGGTGATGGGACGCAATAGTGAGCTTTCAAATTTGTATTGTTCTTACACGGATAGCGTTGTAGGCGTGTTTTACAACGGAATTTTGGAAATTCTAAACGACAAGGTAACATACGCATACAACGATATTTTCCCAACCGCGACGATTGCGTCTACGAACGCGAAAGATTTAATTATCAACATTGACCGCAAAAAGCGGTACGCTTCGTTTACTGGTCGCTCTTTGTACGGAACTTTGAACGGAGCTTGCGATTGTAATGGTTATCTTGTAGCAGATGACCTCCATAGTGGTATTGAAGAGGTGCTTTCAAAAGATCGGCTAAAATCCGCGTGGGATAAAGTCGACAACAACCTTATTCCCCGTGTAAAAATGGGCGGCAAGTTTATTTGGGAGGGAACGCGATGGTCTACGATGGACTGTATTGCACGGCGGCTTGACCTCGTTGAAAACGATCCGAAGTTTGAGGGAAGACGGTGGAAGGTTGTCAACGTACCCGCTCTCGATGAAAACGATGAGAGCAATTTCGACTATAAATTTGGCGTTGGTTTTACAACAGACTTTTATCAGCAACGTCGAGCCTCTTTTGAACGAAACAGCGATATGGCTTCTTGGTTTGCGCAGTATCAAGGTGTACCCGTTGAAAGAGATAATGCCGTTTTTGAGCCGAGCGCAATGAGGTATTACAACGGAGTGTTGCCAGACGCAGACCCAGATCGGGTGTTTATGGCGGTTGATCCGGCATGGGGCGGTGGCGACTATGTTGCCGCTCCCGTTTGCTATCAATTTGGCAACGAAATTTATATTGCCGATGTCGTTTTTGATAACGGCGACAAGACTGTTACACAACCGCTAATATCAAAGGCAATCAAAAAGCACAACATTCAAGCCGTAAAGGTTGAGGGCACTAAAATGACCGCAAGTTACGGCGAGGATATTGACAAAATGCTTCGTGCTGACGGAATCCGTGTAAACATGATGATTAACACAAGCCATTTTACGGGAAACGGAAAGCGGCAGAGAATTTTCGACCATGCGCCGGAGATTAGAGAACACATGATTTTTCTTTCTGATGGACATAGATCGAAAGCGTATCAGCAGTTTATGAACAACGTGTTTTCGTTTACCGTTACAGGAAAAGCCGCAAAGCACGACGATAGTTGTGATGCTCTTGCTATGTGTTGCGATATGGCGTTCAAAGATTACGCGAGAAAAGTAGAAGTATTTAGCAGACCTTTTTGACAAAAATAAAGCGTCACCATTTTGGTGGCGCTTTTTCATACAAAAAATAGTGAATAAATGGGGTTGACAAACACCACAGCATTATGATAACATGGTAAATGTAAAAATAGATATAATAATTTTTGCTTTGGCGGTGCGAATGAGCAAAGAGATTAAGCACAAGTTGACAGAGGAGCAAATCGAAGCCATTGAGCGGATTACGAACCGTGGTCAGAGGGCGGAGGTCGTTCCTGTCAAGGATGGCTTGAAGATTTTGCGAGTTGTGCGCCAAGAGGAAAAGTAGTTTTATAAAGCAGCCGGAGAAAAAGTCGAGGCAGACGTGTCAGGCAGACTATTCGTTGATGGTTGAATATGGCATTGCGTTTTACAGATTGTTTTCAAAATATGGAGCGATTTATAAAATTGATGCAATGTTAAATGCGTGAAATTCGTAGCTGTGACGATAACCGTTAAAGTCGGAACACAATACTGTGCCTTCGCCATAAGCGTTTGGCGAAGATGACCGAGAGTGGTTGAACTTGTAAGGATTACTTACAGGTTTAGCCACTTTTATTTTTCGTTGGAGGTCGGTTAATGAAACTTGAAAATACTGTTGTCAGAAATATTGACCGATTTCCTTCTGACGGAATGACGGGCCGCAGGAAGATTAAGACAACAGTTAAAGAGATTACTGCGAAAAATGTGAAAGAAGTTCTTTCAAACGCCCTTGCCGTTCACAATCAAAATGCGGCTGAAATCACATATCTTTGGGATTTTTACCGTGGCAAGCAAGACGTCCGGCTGAAAGAAAAGTATGTCCGCGAGAACATCAACAATAAGGTTGTCATTAACAGGGCAAACGAAATTGTCACGTTTAAGACGGCGTATCTTTTGAATGAACCTATCCAGTACGTTTCGGCAGGCGGAACGGACGCTCTTTCAAAGCAAGTTGCTACTTTGAATGAGTTTATGAGGGCAGAGGATAAAGAATCCAAGGACAAGGAAATCGTTGACTGGATGCACATTTGCGGCGTTGCCGAGCGTCTTGTTCTGACGGATGAGATGGCAAAGGTAAAAGATGGCGCTCCGTTTTACATTTACACTATTGACCCGCGAGAAGCGTTTGTAATTTATAGCGCCGGTATCGGTCAGCGTCCGATGGCTGGCGTGATTATCCAACTGGACGAGGAAGATAAACACGTTTACACGGTTTACACAAAAAACAAGTGTTTCGTGGTGTCTGACGAAAATGTAACTGAAACGAGCCATATTCTTGGCAACATTCCGCTGATTGAGTATGTAAACAACGAAGCGAGAATGGGATCGTTTGAGGCCGTTGTTCCGATTCTAAACAACATCAACACGCTTGAATCTAACGCCGTTGATAGCGTACAGGACTTTGTAAACGGGTTTGATGTGTTCCAGAACTGCGACATTGACGATGGCTCTTACTCTAAACTGTCTGTTGGCGGCAAGGCCGTTAAGATTAAGACGGTCACGCAGGGGATGGAAGCGAAAGTTTACCGCGTCTCTTCTGAACTTAGCCAGAGTGGTGTTCAGCAACGTGTTGACGATTTGACCGATGCGTACTTGACCATTTGCGGTATGCCTAACCGAAACGGTGGCAGTTCTACTTCTGATACAGGCCAGGCCGTTATTTTCCGCGACGGTTGGAGTGAGGCCGAGAGCCGAGCCAAAGATACGGAAAAACTTTACATCCGTTCTGAGCGTCAGTTTTTGCGGATTGTTCTTACAATTTGCGATGCAAAGAGCGATGTTGACCTAAATCTTGAAATTAAGGACATTGGCGTAAACTTTGCGAGAAAGAGTCTCAACAATCTGCAAAGCCGATTCCAGTGCTTCATGCAGGGACTTGATACAGATTATGTTGATCCAATCGACCTTTACAACGCTTTTGGCGACATTTTTGGTGACAAGACGGCAGCTTATCGCAGAGGCATGAAGTGGCACGAGGAAAGAAAAACCGAGCAAGAAAAATCTCTAAACGACGAACTTGACCGTGAACGAGAGCGGGTGAGTGCAAATGAACGCACCAAAACCGTATGAACTCGCTGATAGAGCGATTGAGCAACTAAACAAGCAAGCGGTTGAACTTGCCACAAAAACAAAACGCAGATTGCTTATTGATGGATTTGACGAACTGAACGTCATGCGTCAAATTGACAAGTTGTACGAAAACCTTGACAGGAACAACAGAAAACGGTTTGAGGAAATGTTTGTTTTGTCGTATACGGAAATGTACTTGTCTTCTGTCGGAAGAAAATCTTTAACAGACAAGGAAGAAGATGAGATTGACGAATTTGTGGAAATGTACCTTACTGGCTTATTGGATGAACCAAATGAGGTGACAAAGTACACATACAGTTCGGAGGTTATCCGAAAGCGTGACAGAGCCAAGGAGTCGATCAACGCCGTTATTGGTAGAGCAGCAAAGCAAGCACAACTCGACAAAGCGTTGCGGTTTTGGTCGCAAATGACAGGATGGTACGCAGATTTTGTTTGGGAAGATGCGGTTGTATTTGCCATGAAAGCGGCTGGCGTAAAAAAAGTTGTTCGTCACGAGAAAGATGACGATAAAGTATGCAAAGTGTGTAAGGATGCAGATGGCGAAGTGTATGATATTGACAAGATACCTCCCAAACCGCATTTGCACTGCCGCAGGTGGTTTACACCGTATCGCGGGTAAAATCATCCACAGGCTGTAACGCCCATTAAAGGGCTTTATATTGGCAGTAGGGAAACTGCCTTAACAAATCGCAAGCGTGAAGGCAACACGAGATAAAACAGAAAATAGTGCAGAGGGAACTGCCTTGTTAAACGCAAAGGAGAATTAACATGAAGATCGACACCGGTTCTATTGAAGGTTACAATGAGATGACCGCTGAGCAGAAACTTGCCGCGCTCGAAGCATTTGAGTATGACGACAACTCTGCAGAACTTGAACGCATGAAAAACGCTGTGTCAAGAGCCAATTCTGAGGCGGCTGATTGGAAGAAAAAGCACAACGCTTTGCTTTCAGAAGACGAACAAAAAAAGCAAAAAGACGCCGAAGCTATTGAGGAAATGAAGTCTGAACTTGAAAAGCTACGCAAGGACAAGACCGTTTCTGATTACACGGCTAAGTACATCGCCATTGGATATGACAAAGACCTTGCTTCCGAAACCGCGCAGGCTATGGCTGATGGAGATATGGCAAAGGTTTTTGCTAATGGAGAAAAGCACAGACAAAATCTTGAAAAGAAAATCAAGGAAGATTTGATTAACGGAACTCATAAGCCCGATGGTGCTGGTGGAGATTACAAAGGCGCAGACCCCGCAATCGAAAAAGCAAGGGCTCTTGCCAAAGCCAAAAACGGCGGCGAGAAAACCTACGCTGAAATTATGAGTAATTACAAAAAGTAAAAGGAGAGATTTAACATGGTAATGGATGTTACTACCGTGGCTGGCACCGTTGAAATTCTTGCCAGCAAGGACTTCCAGGCTATTCCCATTAAGGTTGCCACCCCTTCTGGCGAGGGCGTAACCACAACTGTTGTTAAGGCGGGTACTCCTCTGACCGCTGCTGGTGCCTCCACTACCGGCTCTGGAGCTGCTGGTATTCTGCTTTACGACGTTGACACCGCCATTAACCCCAATGGTGCGGCTGTTGTGCAGGGAATTATTGATAGCACCAAGGCACAGGCACATTCTGGCGTTACCTATGCCGCTGCGCTGGCTTCTGCTCTGCCCGGTATCGTTCTGCGAACCAATATTGGCGTAAATCAGTAAGGAGGATTGTTAAACTATGGATATGCGTGATTTATTTACCCCCGCTGCGATTGCCGCCAACTGGGAGGAAGCCGCTTCCAATCGTATTCCCTACATTGGCGAAGCCCTGTTCCCTGCCCGTAAGAAGGCTGGTCTTGACCTGTCATGGATTCGCGGTTCCAAGGGCCTTCCCGTGTCTCTGATGCCTTCTGCGTTTGACGCAAAGGCCACTTTCCGTGACCGCCCTGGTGTTCAGCGCACCGAAACCGAGATGCCTTTCTTCCGCGAGGGCTTCAAGATTAAGGAGCGTGATCGTCAGGAGATTCTTCGTGTGCAGGAGAGCAACGACCCCTATCTGGACGAAGTGCTGTCCCGTATGTTTGACGATGCCAACAATCTGATTGACGGCGCTATGGTTGTTCCTGAGCGTATGCGCATGGCTCTGCTGTTCCCCACCAATGGTGTGCCCGGAATTACCTTTAAGGCAAACGGCGTTGATTACACCTACAACTACGACACTGACGGCACTTGGTCTACTGGCGCTAACGCAAACTATTTCGCGCTGACGGGCACGGCTCTGTGGACTGCGACGGCTACCGCCAATCCCTTTGCCGACATTAAGACCGCCCGCGACCGTGTGCGCAGCAAGACAGGCAATGCCCCTACCATTGCCATTATGAACAGCTACACCTTCAATTTGCTTGGCCTTACCGACGCTGTTAAAAACCGTTTCCTCACCACCATTGGCAGACCCGTTGGCTTTATCTCTGATGCCGATGTGATGGATGTTATGCAGAACGTGGCTGGCGTGTCTATCGTGGTGTACGACAAGCAGTACAAGGACGAGAGCGGCACTGTTCAGAACTTTGTGCCGAACGGCTATGTGGCTCTTGTGCCCGATGGTTCTCTTGGCAACACCTGGTTTGGGACTACTCCCGAAGAGGCCGATCTGCGCGGTAACGCTTCCAACGCTGATGTGTCTATTGTCAACACTGGCATTGCTGTTACGCAAATCGTTGACCCACACCCCGTCAATATCAATACCTTTGCTTCCGAAATCGTGCTGCCCTCTTATGAGCGCATGAACGAGGTCGCCTTGATTAAGGTTATTAGCGCTTAATTGAGGTGGTAACGGCATGAAAGTAAAGGCAAATAATCACATCAACTACAACGGCAAATGGATTACTGGCGGCGAGGTGTTTGATGTTGCCGACAATGACTTTGATGCCGTTGCAGAGTTTGTTTCCGCGGTAAAAGAAAAAGACCCCAACGAGTTTGTGTCTGATATTTTTACCGATGAAGATGAAAACGCGGAAAAGGCTGAACAGCCCAAACGTGGCAGACGCAAAAAGTCAGAAGATTGATTAAGGAGGCGGCGAGATATGAGTGGCGAAAGCCTGTATATTCGCGTTGGTTCTGCAAGTCCTGAACCGCCGATTGATCCAAACATGGTTGAGCGTTTGAAAGAAAGGCTTACGGATAATGGTGTCGTTCCGAGTGACGCTATTTTGGCGGATTGCCTTGAAAACGCAAAACACGCTATTCTGTCTCGCCGCTTTCCTTACGGTAACTATCCAGACGATGTTGAGCCGAGATACAAAGACTTGCAGTATCGGCTTGCCATTGAGATTTACAACCGTATGGGAGCAGAGGGAGAATTGTCCCATTCAGAAAACGGCATTTCGCGTTCTTGGGATGGTTCTTGGGCTTCAAGCCAACTGCTAAATGAGGTTGTGCCTTTTGCTGGGGTGGTAAGTTAATGCGGACGCTCAAACGAAATCATCGTAAGTTTTGGTATTGTTTGTACCAAGATGCGGAAGAAGTATACGATGAATACGGAAACGCAACAGGTCAGTATTTGCCGGTTTATGCGCAAGCACAAGAAATGTACGCAAATATTTCTCCGGCAAGTGGTTACGCACAGACGGAGCAGTTTGGAAATCTGGACAGTTACGATAAGGTAATCGTTACTGATTGGATGGATTGCCCGATTGACGAAAACTCTGTTTTGTTTATTGACAAAAATCCAGAACACGATATATCTACCGACACGCCGTTGTATGATTACACGGTGCGGAGGGTTGCAAAGTCGCTGAATAGTATTTCGATTGCCGTTCAAAAGGTAAATGTTGGATGAACATTCACATTAACGCATTTGACACACAATCTCTGGATAGAGCAATTAAACAGTTGCAAGACTATCAAAAGAGGTTGGAGGAAAAGGCACAAGCAGTGGCTCAACGGCTTGCAGATATTGGAATGAGGTATGCACAAGTCATTTTTGAAAATGCGCCTTATGATGGAATCAAAGACAACGCGATTACTGTTGACAAAACAGAAAAAGGATATTCTGTTAAAGCAAGCGGACAAACTGTGCTGTTTATTGAGTTTGGCACGGGCGTAACATATCCAGACGATCACCCACAAGCAGCAAAGTTTAGAATGGTACGCGGAACATACGGCAAAGGAAACGGCGCAAAGAAAACGTGGGGATTTTACGGTGAAGAACCCGGAACAAACGGAAGATTTGCCACTAACGCTGATGGAAGTTTGCGCGAACCGCACGTTGTTCTTACGCACGGAAATCCTGCCGTAATGCCTATGTATAATGCCGAGCAAGAAATAAAATCCAACATTGAGCGGATTGTGAAAGAGGTATTTAGTAGTGATTGATATTGAAAACGACGTATTCAACGAAGTCGCTACCGAACTTCGATCTCAACACAATGGTATTTGGGTTGCTGGTGAGTATATAGATAGTCCTGCAAAATTTCCGGCTGTTACCATCGTCGAAGCAGATAACCGCATTTTTGAGCGGATGCGAACAAGAAAAATTGAAAACGCTGTTCGCGTAATGTACGAAGTGCAGATTTACTCCAATAAAGCAAGTGGAAAAAAAGCAGAAGCAAAAGCGATTGCTGATACTGCTGACGGAGTGTTTGCAAGACTTGGATTTACTCGCACCATGCGAAGTCAAGTGGCGAACTTAAAAAATGCCACAATATATAGAATCGTTTGCCGTTACGAAGCCGTTGTAGGCGAAAACGGCGAAAACAACTATCTTGTTTACCAAAACACTTATTAAGGAGAGTGAATGATAATGTCCCAGCGCGTATCTACTGCCGGAATGTATCTTTGCTATTGCGTGGAAGACACAGCCGGAACGCGACCCACTTCTGGCTATCAGATTGTCCCTGAAGTCAAGTCCATGCCTTCCTTTAATCCGTCCCCCAACACCATTGAAAGCACTACGCTTTTGGAAACGGATTACGTTACTTATGTGCAGGGTCTTAAAGACCTTGGCGGTGCGTTGGAATATGGCGCAAACTTGACAGACGATCTGGTTAATTTTTGGGAAGATTTGCTGACCGCGTATGCGTCTGCTGTTTCCGCGAGCAAAGCAACATGGTTTGCGGTTGTTCACCCTAAACTGTCAAAAGCTACGTTCTTTAAGGGAGAACCCGCTCCCATCGGTATCAACGAAGCATCTGTTGGGTCTATGGCGGAGACCACCCTGTATATTACGCCCAATAGCGCCCCCATCATGGGAACCAAGCCGAGCGTGACTAACGCCAGTACGGTAAACGGTTAAATAAAATTAAGTGGAGGACAATCAAATGAGCGAAACTACAAAAATTATGCCTATTCGCATTACGGACAACGATAATGGCAATGTGTACGAACTGGATTTTTGCCGCGAAAGCGTAAAGTTTGCCGAGGTAAGAGGCTTTAAGACGGAAGATGTTTCAGATTTTCCTGTTACAAAGATTCCCGAGTTTTGGTTTTATGCGTTTCGTATGCACCACAAAAGTTTGGCAAAAAACCAGACAGATGCCCTGCTGGAAAAGATGGGCGGCATGACCCCCAATGTGGCTGCTCGTTTGATTGAACTCTACAACCAAGCGGCGACTTCAAACAATATTCAGGACGACGAGGATTTGGCAAAAAACGCCAAAGTGACCGTGGAGCTGTAAACACTTACATTCCGCGGTCATTGACGGAAATATTTGAAAACGATTGCCCGTACTATTTGAGCATCGGTATGACATACGATCAGTATTGGTATGGAGACCCTCTTATGGTACGGGCATTTTACAAGGCGGAAAAAATGCGGCAAATGCAAATGGATAATTTGGCGTGGCTGAACGGTCTATATGTGAAAAGCGCATTAGAATCCACTGTTTGCAATATGTTAAGCGGGAAAAACGCGGAAAAATCAAAGTATCCCGAAAATCCTATTGTGTATCAGCAAGAAGAAAAGAACAGACAATCCGCTGAAAAAGAAAAACAAGAAGAAGCATTTGCCAAATTGTATATGTATAACATGATACGCGCAGGAAAAGAATGGGGAACTCATTAAGGAGGTGAGCCAATGAACGTAAACGGAAACGATATTACTATTGAAATTGGCGCATCTGCAAAAGCGGCGGCAGAAAATATTAACGCAGTATCTACGTCAATAAAAAACTTAAAAACTTCTGCAAGCGGAGGCATACGAGGACTATCATCGTTTTCCAAACGGCTTACTGAACTTGGAAACGCCGCCAGTACATTAAACGCATCTTCAAAAGCACTTGGAACGATTACAGAACTTTTCAAAACCATAGGCAATCTTGGACAGGCAAAAATCCCCAAAAGTTTATCTGCCAATATTAGTTCCATTGCAAATGCCGTTAAAGATGTTTCTCCAGAAGCTCTTAAAAACCTTGACAAAATGGCGTCTTCGTTGCAAAAACTTTCTGGCGTTGATTTAAAAGGTTTTAAGGATGTTGCCAGTCAATCTTCTGTGGCAAGCGTTCAAGCAAAAATGTCTGCCGCTACAAGTAGCCACATACCGTCCATTGGCGGAGATGCCACCAAATATGAGCGCGAACTTAATAAAATTGACAGGGCTATTGAACGCACACAAAGAAAAATTGCAAAGTTTAAACAGGCATTGGCTATGGAACGGGCAACTGAAGGCGGTGGAGAAGCAGGAAATGTTCAAGCGTTGAACGCCGCCATTGCCGAACAAAGCGAATTGCTTAACCGCCTAATTGCTCAAAGAAAAGAGCTAACAAGCGGAAAACCTGCAAAACTTAAAATAGATTCATCGGACGCCGACAAAGCAACACGAAAAATGTCCGCTTTGCAAAAAGTGTTTTCTTCGTTCAAAAGAATTGCTTTTTACCGCGCTATTCGTTCCGCAATTAGGTTTGTAACGGATGGATTCAAAGAGGGTCTTGAAAACGCCTATCAATTCAGTAAAGGCGTTGGTGGCCCGCTGTCAAGCGCGTTAGACAATCTTTCTTCCGCAGGTTTTAAAATGAAGAATCAGTTGGGCGCGGCGTTTGGACAACTACTTGTTGCGGTAACGCCGATTTTGCTAAAACTGATTGATATTGTAACAGCTGCGGCAAATGCAGTTACACAATTTTTTGCTCTATTGTCGGGTCAAAGCACATACCTAAAAGCCAAAAACTACTGGAAAGAGTGGGGCGATGCCGCAAGTGGGGCTGGTTCAGCGGCAAAAGAAGCTCTTAAATATCTTGCTCCGTTTGACGAATTAAATGTGTTGCCGTCCGCAAGTTCGTCTGGCGGCGGTGGTGGCACATCACTGACAGACTATGAAAATATGTTTGCAGTAACGGAACTGGATAATTGGGCGAAAAAATTACAACCTACTATTTCTTGGATAAAAGACAATTTTGATTCCATTTTGCAAGTTGCAGAAGCCATTGGTCTCACCATTTTGGCGTGGAAAGTGTCTCGCGCTTTTTCCGCTACGATTGCTTCGCTGCTGGGGTTAAAAAGCACGGGACTTGTTGTTGGATTGACGTTATTGATTACTGGAATTGCGCTTGAAGGCTCTGGAATTGCGGGCGCTCTAAAAGATGGACTTGGAGGAGTGGATTTCGCAAAAATATTGGGCGGAGGAACTGCTATAACAATCGGCGGAGCCAAGTTGGGAGGACTTTTTGGTAGTTCATTTCTTGGTGGAGCAACAGGCGCTATTGTTGCTGGTCTCCCCGCATTTTTTCTCGGTATATATGATGCATCTGTAAATGGGATAAATTGGCTTAACGGATTGTTAATACCTGTTGCTGGTACGGCTGCTGGAGCAGGCATTGGCGCACTTATTGGCTCTGTTGGTGGGCCGCTTGGTGCTTTAATCGGAGCAGCGGTTGGTTTGGTTGCTGATGGCGTCATTCTCATGGTTCAAAATGAGGATATTATTCGTGAGGAAACATCAACTCTTTTTTTTGAAACAATACCGAGGATTTGGAATGATTTTGTAATATGGATTTCAAATAAATGGAATGAATTTACTAATTGGTGGCACGGGTTGTCAATCGGATCGTTTAAGTTTGATTTAATAGAAAAAATAACAACAAAATGGAACGATTTTACAACGTGGATTTCAAATAAATGGAACTCACTAAAAACATGGTGGCAAAACCTTTCACTTGGCGAGTTCAAAATTAAAACACCGCACATTTCTTGGACTTCAACACCGGCAAGCGGGTGGATTGCTAATGTGTTGTCCACACTTGGATTGCCTACGTCTTTGCCAAAACTAAATGTTTCGTGGTATGCGCGTGGCGGTATTGTAGATAAAGCGTCTTTAATCGGTGCTGGTGAAGCAGGAAAGGAAGCCATTGTCCCGTTGGAGCGAAACACGCAATGGGTTAGAATGGTTGCCAGTCAGTTAGCAAATCAATTAGGAAATCAAAACAGCGGCGGTTACAACGTTGATTTGGCTGACGATTTGGAAGATGCAAATGGAGTTGTTGTAAATGCCATTTTGGCCGCCACAGCCGAAATTGTAAGAGCAATGTCGAGAAACAGCGGAAACGGACAAAATAATAGCATTGACATAGACGCAGTTGCAAGGCGAGTTACACGTTGGCAAAATAACCGCGCAAGAGCCGCAGGAATTTAAGGAGGGGATAATATGACACTTACCATAAACGGAGTGGATATTATCCCCTTCGTTGCTTATGGTGGACTTGCGTATCAACATTCCGACATTGACGCGCCAGACAGCGGCAGAACAATGGACGCAACAATGCACAGGGGTAGAGTTGCAAGTAAAGTCAGATGGGACGTAACTTGCAGACCGCTCAACGGTGCAGAAATCCAAACCGTATTGAACGCTATTGCGCCCGAATGGGTAACGGTAACGTACACAGACCCAATGCGAGGAATTGACGTAACAAAAACCATGTATTCCAACAATCGCAAAGCATCTTTTTTGCTTAAACAAAGAAACGGACAGGAATTGTGGAAAGTCGATACATTTCCACTAATTGAAAAATAATGCAAAATACTTCTTTATTGTACAAAGAAATAGTAAGCGGATTGCATCATTTTGAAACGGCACTTGATATTTATACTTCAGATGGGCAAACACTGGTGTATAGTTTTGGCGAAAACAGGCTTGTTTCGCTTAATACAAAAAAATCTCTTTTTGCGGAAGATAAATTTGACATTGGTTGTTGTGTGTCTGGAGAAATTGATGTTTCTTTTTATCCAACAGACCAAAACAATCAAGAAATCGTTATACCCAGAATGGCAATGCTTATTCCAAAGTGCAGAGCCGTATCTTCTATAACTGGAGATTATAGCGAATGGATAACAAAAGGGGTATTTTTTGTTGACACCAGAAACAAAGACGAAGTTACCGGACTATTGACATTGCACGGATATGATGCTATGCTTAAAACAGAATCGGATTACCCAGAAAACAGTTCTATCAACTTTCCGGCATATGACATAAGGCTTGTTGAGGAAATAGCAGATGCAATGGGATGTGATGTAGACCCAAGAACGTATGACGTTATAATCGGAGATTACGAATTGGGTTTACCGCTTGGATATAGTCAGAGAGAAGTTTTATCTGGCATTGCCGTTTTTTATGGAGCTAATTTTTGCATTTCCGATCAAGGAAAATTGCTTGCCGTTAGTCCAATAACAATTCCAAAATCGTTTGGATATTTGGTTGATAAATCTGATGGTTTGCCAATTACGTTTGGTGGGGTGAGAATACTTGTCGGATAAAGTTTATGTTGGAGATAACGCTAACAGTGTTAAATCGTCTCCTGCTTTGGAAGAAATTACGAAGGTCATTCTTTTTGTTGACGATGAACACGCGTATGTTTCTGGTGACGATACTGGTAGATTTTTAGAGGTAAAAACGCCTTGGGGAGATCAGCAAATGGCTGATGATCTTTTGGAAAGGGTGCAAGGTTTTTCCTATCAACCATATACTGCGCATGGTGCTATTCTTGACCCAGCTGCCGAAATCGGAGATGGAGTAACCGTTGGTGGAGTTTATAGTGGCATATACCGTCAAGGTATTACATTTGGATCGTTAGTAAGGTCTGACATTGAGGCTCCAAACGAGGAAGAAATAGATCACGAATATCCTTATACGCCGAAAAAAGATAGAGAATATACAAGAAAGTTTGGAGAGACAAACTCAAAAATTACGCAGACGGCTGAAAGCATTAGTTTTGAGGTATCGGCGAGAACCGATAGCAACAATGAGTTGCGTAGCCTTATTGAGCAAACCGCTGACGGGCTGGAATTAAACTTTACAAAACAAGTTGAAGATGTAGATCACAATGTAAAGGTCATTAACTCTTTTTTGAGACTTGTTGACGGAAAAGTATATTTTGGGCTTGAAGAAGATACCATACAATTAGTACAGCAAAACGATAAGGTTGCGTTTGTTGATACTTCTTCCAACACGGAAGTTGCTTATATATCCAATAAAAGGCTTTATATACCAAATGCAACCGTTCAAAATACCATGATTTTGGGCGGATATTTGTTGGACGCAGGAGATGGCGTTTCTTTTAAGTGGTCTGGAGGATAATAAATGGCATTAAGTGGAAGAATAGACGGAACATATAACGTATCCTCATATAAGCCGTATATAAAGTGGAGCGCAGTACAAAGCATAGCGGATAACAAGTCCACTTTATCTGTCACTTTTGGTATGCAAAAAGTGTCATATAACAATTCTTCTTGGAGCGGCTATCCAACTCGTTTAACTGTCACTGTCAACGGAACTACATATACAAGAGACATTACGTTTGATTTTAGGACAGCCAGCTACCCAACTGATCACGATATTGTTACCATTTTTAACATAGTAATACCACACAATGCAGATGGTACAAAAATCGTGTCTGTTTCTGCCAGTCATCAGACCGATATTAGTCTTGGCAATGGAACGGTGTCTGGCACAGCGGTTCTTGATACTATTGTTCGCGGAAAACCAACAGCAACTCTTTCTGTTAGCCCTTATAACACAAACGCACTTTTATCGGCATTGCAATATTATGTTAAAGGTCTGACCAAAATTGACTATACAATCACAGGAACGCCCGATTCGTCCAGTTCTTCCCCAATCAGCAATTACGAATTTGTTGGAAACGGTCAAACACTCACCACAAGTCAAGGTAGAACAAATAATATTACTTTAGCAGGTACAATATCTGTAAATGGTCGTGTTAAAGATTCTCGCGGCGTTTGGTCTGATTATGCTACTCAATCTATTACTGTATATGATTATTCAACACCAAAATTCACATCGGTATCTGCATACAGATGTGATTCTGTCGGTACAGCAAGCAATACAGGTGAACATATAAGGCTATATTGCGTGGCAGAAGTTGGAACGACTTTGAACGGAAACAATCAAATCGACAGCATTGTATATTCCGTCCAAAACAATGACACTTCAAGTGTTGTTGACAGCGGAAGTTTGACAAGCGGCAATGCTTTAGTTATTGGAAGCGCAGTTTCTCCGTTTTCTGGATCTACTGCATACACCGTATCTTTTGTTGTTACCGATACAGTTGGAGGAACATTTACACGCACCATTTCAATACCAAAAACACTCATTACGTTGCATTTGCAAGACGGTGGTGACGGCGTTGGTATTGGTATGTATTCCAACAAACAAAACTCTGTACAAACAGCGTGGGACATTGATGTAACAAATGGTAAAAAAATACTGCTGTGGGCTTCTGGCGCTGACGGAACATCTGGTAGTCCAGTTATTGAGATAGATGGAAGTGCCGGTTCCATTAAAATTAACAATGTTGCAATAGTAAGCAAAACTGTCATTGGATATTATGTGTATGGGGCATCTGGCACTTACAGCGCAGGTATCTTTATTCCAAAGGGTGTATCAGGAAATTTCCAAATTGCGTCAAACGACTGGTTTTCCGGATTTAGCTTTGATGGCAATGGAGGTGCGACATATAGGTCTGGTACACAAGTGACATATACGGTAAAAACTGTATACAACGATGGAACAGTTGTATAATTAAAAAACAAAATAATCACGATACAAATTTGCAAATAATAAAAAAGTACAGGGTGTAATATATAAGTTATTTGTGATTTTAATTTGGAAGAAAGTAGGTAAAAAAATGAAATTGAGCAACAAAGCGTATGACATTTTGAAGTGGGTGGCGCTGGTGGCATTGAACGCTGTGGGTGTCTGCTATAAGACACTGTCGCTGATCTGGGGGCTGCCCTACGGCGAGGAGGTCATGGCGACCTGTGCGGCGCTGGCACTGTGCATCGGTGCGCTGATCGGCGTCTCCACGGCGCAGTACAACAAGGAAAAGGAGGTTTCCGCTTGGGAGGACGATGTATGAGGGCTTTCGGTATTGACGTGTCTCGCTGGCAGGGAGATTTCAACTTTGTTAAGGCCAAGGCGGAGGGGGTGACGTTTGCTATCCTCAAGGGCGGCGGCGGTGACGACGGCTTATATGTGGACAAGCAGTTCGAGCGCAACTACGCTGCGGCGAAAGAGCAGGGGCTGAACGTGGGATGTTACTGGTTCAGCAAGGCCACCACGGTTGCCAAGGCCGAGGAGGAGGCCACATTCTTCTACGACCACTGCTGCAAGGGCAGGCAGTTTGAACTGCCGGTGTACATAGACGTGGAGCACAAGGCCATGCTGGCGCTGGGCAAGAAGGCGCTGACGGACGTAATTCTCGCGTGGCTGGCCGTGCTGGAAGTGCGCGGCATGGTGCCGGGCGTGTACAGCTTCCTCAATGCTTTCCGGCAGCATGTCGACGAGGCGCGGCTGGGCGATACGCCGCGGTGGGTGGCGTCATGGAGCAAGACCTGTTCCTATCAGCCGCTGGGCATCTGGCAGTTTGGCGGGGAGACAAATCTCATCCGCTCTAATAAGATTGCCGGCGTGGTGTGCGATCAGGACTACATGCTGGTGGACTATCCCGCGCAGATCAAGGCGGCTGGAAAGAACGGGTACGGTGTGGAGAGCACAAAGACCGAGAGCGCGAAGGTGGAGAACAAAAACGGACAGGGAGAGTGGGTAGAAGTGAAACTTCCTCTTTTGCACAAAGGGTGGACGGGCGGCTACGTGCGCACGGCACAGATTTTGCTCAACGCCTATTTCAATGCTGGGTTGGCGGTAGATGGCGTGTTTGGCGTAAATACGGAAGCCGCCGTAATCAACTATCAAAAAGACCGTGGTTTGCGTGTTGATGGATATATTGGCACGGAAACTTGGGCGCAGTTGCTGAAATAAAAAAACTTGTTATTGTAGGTGAAAAAATGCCAAATGTAGTAGATAAAGCTATCACAGACCTCGAATCAGCGCAAATTATACAAGACGAGGACTTGTTTGTTGTTGAACAAGACGACACCGCCAAGTCCGTAAGTGGTGCCTTAATTAAGCAATATGCCTCTGTCAGCGCCATCGAAACCGTCAAAGTCAACGATACGGCTTTGACACCCGATGCAGACAGAGCTGTCAACGTAATTGTGCCGACCAAGACCAGCGATTTGACTAACGACAGCCATTTTCCATCGGACGCGTCGTACGTTCATACCGACAACAACTACACCACCGGGGAAAAAACGAAGCTGTCCGGCATTGAAACCGGCGCGGAGGTCAACAGCATTGAAACGGTGAAGGTGAACGGCACGGCTTTGACCCCAGATGCGGACAGGGCGGTCAATATCGTTGTGTCGGTTGATCCGGATGCGGAAATAAAGCATATCGCAGAAACAGCCTTTGTGCAGCGTGTATCGGCTGGCGAAATTGCCGCGTTTGACGATGGCGCTGATCATGTCCCTGTGGCAGATTTGACAGTGGAGCTTCCGTACAAAAGCGCCGGATATACAGGATGTACTGTGACGCACAGCGGGAAGAATTTGCTCAACGAGACAGCGTTCCAAACATATAGTAATTGGTCAAACCTCTATCCCGATGCGACCGGGCAAGGCGCAACAACGAACAGTGCACTCGGCTTTGCGCTTCCTCCCTTTACACCGGGGAACAATTATACCGTATCCTTTGCACTGACTGGCAACACAGTACCAACGTATCTATATTTATGTGCCTATACTCCGGACGATAACGAAGCAGAAGTCATAGTAGCGTTCACCGGAGAAGGCACGGGAACGGGTCTATACTACACGGAATATACGTTTACGGCGGCGGTAAACAAACGATACTACTTACGCATGACATCGGCAACGGCGGAGCTGTTTGCCGAAAACATATCCTGTATCGCTTGGATTCAAGTCGAAGTCGGCGCAAGTAAAACGACCTATACGCCGCACACCGAGCAGACGTATCAATCCGACTGGACAGGTCTTTCCGGAACGATCTACGGCGGCACGTGGGATGTAACCAGCGGCGTACTGACCTCCACGCTGGATGAAAACGGGGACGCGCTGGCACAGCCTGTGACGTATGACCTCGACCCGATTGCCGTAAAAACGAGGCTTGGCAACAATTCCGTTTGGTCGGATGCAGGTGCTGTATCGGTCACGTATCGCGCCGACCCGAATATGGTGATCTACCATAGCACGGCAGGAGGCTTGACAAGCTGGAAAATGCTACAAGACATGGTACGGCTTGGCAGAGCGAAAGAGGTGCTTTCTGTTGGTGACCAGCTTGTGTGCCGGAGAAACGGGGTGGACCTTGTGTGGGATGTTCTCGGTATCGACTGCGATACCCCGGCTGACAGTCAGTTCACGCACTCCGTCACACTCGGTCTGCACGACTGCCTTGCAGGATTACAGTTCGATGCCCGTGAAGCCCTGTTCTACTTCGAGGAGGGTCTTGCGGCAGGAACTTACAACTTTACGGTCAAGGCGCACTCTTGGGTCAGCGGTGATGTGAACAAGACCTTCCAATTCACGCTGACACAGGCGATCCCGGCGAAGGGTCAACTCGTCCTCGATGTCGCCTACAATGTCACCATTGCGAACAGTACTGCAAAGACCTATTCGAGTTCGACTTCCACTACGGAAATCGAGACTGTGACTATCACAGAAGGATCGGGCGGCACTTCTCTCGGAGATGTCAATAACGCTATCAGCGGTGACACGAACTCCTTGCAGAGAGGTCTTATAGGAAACAACCGTTACAGTCAGTCCGCTATGAGACAGTATCTCAATAGCAGAGCCGCCGCAGGAAGCGTTTGGACTCCCAAGAATGTTTGGGATCGTGCGCCGTCTTGGGCTACCACGACTGCCGGTTTCCTTAACGGTATGGACGAAGATTTCCTCGCCGTTATCGGTGAAGTCACGAAGAGGACTGCCCTCAATACCGTCTCCGATGGCGGCGGCTACGAAGATACTATTGAAAAGTTCTTCCCGCTCTCTCGCTCTGAGGTGTACGGCGGTAACGAGGTGACGGGCGGCGAAGGTGCGGCATATCCGTACTACTCCGACTACTCTAATCTCGGCTCTGCCGGAACGGGTAACGACTCCAACCGTATCAAGTACAAGTACGGGAACGGGTCTGCTCAGTATTGGTGGCTTCGTTCCCCGTACGCCGGTAATGCGAGCTATGTGCGTATTGTGCATGCCACAGGCGGCATCGACAACTACAGTGCGAACACCGGTCACTGTGCCGCCCCGGCTTGTTGTATCGTATAAGGAGGTGTTGATATGTTTACATACAAAAGCAAAGAATCCCGCCTCTGGGCGGCGGCAAACGCCCAACAGCAAACGACGGAAAAGCAGTCCGACATGGAATCGTATACCGGTATTGTCTTTGTGGCGCTGGCGGAAAACGGCACGCTGGACGAGGTGACCGCCGCGGAGCATACGGACTTATTCAGCCCGTGGGCGGAGGGAATCGCCTATGAGATCGGCAATATCCGCTCCTACGGCGAGGAGCTGTACCGCTGTGTGCAGGCGCATACCTCGCAAAGCGACTGGACGCCGGACAAGACGCCTGCGCTGTGGGTGAAGATCGGAAATCCGGCGGAGGAGTGGCCGGCATGGTCACAGCCGGTGGGCGCACACGACGCGTACAGGAAAGGCGACAAGGTATCATATCAGGACAAACATTGGGAATCCACTGTGGACGGAAACGTCTGGGTGCCTGGCGTGTACGGCTGGCAGGAGGTCTGACGGAAGGATGACAGAAATTATCGTATCTATCGTTGGTGCTGAAAATGCGGCAGAAAATTAGTGGTAAACAAGCAATAAAGGCTATGGAATATTTGCTTTTTAAGTTTGCTTGACATAAACCGCTACAAAGTGGTATATTAAAATAAAAAAGGAATTTACAAAAATGGCACTTTTGCGAGAAGATATTGACCGCTTGAAGGAAATTTTTGTGACCCGCCAAGAGTGTGATGACACTATGAGCGAGGTCGATAAGAAACTTGCTAACGATAACAAGGAATTGGCACTTATCAAGCAAACACTTGGCACAATTTCTTGGGTGAGCAAGACAACACTTGCGGCGGTTATTGCTGTTATTGTCGGAGCAATACTTAAACTGATTATTGTGGGGTAAAATATGGCAGATTGTAAAACTTGCAAGGAACAGCGTCAGACCGTTCCGTACATTGTTCACGAAGCGGACATGGCTCGACAGGAGCGGACGATCAAGCGGTTGTGGATTCTGCTGATTCTGTTGATTGTGTTGCTGGTTGGCAGTAATTGCGCGTGGCTTTACTATAATAGCCAGTTTGAAGATGTTTCAACAACCACCACCGAAAGTTATGAGGCGGTCGCGGATAACGATGGTGTTGCAATCGCAAACGGTAGTGGCGAGGTAAATTATGGCGGCTAAAGCTAAATACACCAAGACAACCACCACCAAAAAGCGTGTCCGCAAGGTTGGCGGTAAAACCGGACTGAAACCTTGCCCGAATTGCGGCGGTGACGGCGTTGTAAGAACACGCAAAAAATAGAACGAAATATGGCGGGTATGCTGATAATTGTTTCAATTCACCTCCACTTGTTTTGATTCTTTTTTTGTAATCCTTTCCTCCTACACCTCCATTTTATAACAGTGTATCCGCCACTATTTCCATATATTTAGCCCCGGTGGAAACATCGGGGCTTTTTTAAGGAGAGTCTATGCTTTCTGATTTTGAAATGATTACACATCGGTTCGAAAAAAACAAAGACTTGCACATTTACCCTATCAGTGATGTTCATTTGGGCGCGGCTGAACACATGACAAGGGAATGGGAATTATTTTGCCAACATTTGTTAGACGATCCGAACGCATACTGTGTTCTTGGCGGAGATTTAATCAATAATTGCACCCGCAATAGCATTTCTAACATTTTTGAAGAAACCATGCGACCAAGGGAGCAAAAAAGGCTTATAGCTGAAATGCTTGCGCCGATTAAAGAACGGATTTTATGCGCCGTTAGCGGAAACCACGAGCGCAGAAGCGTAAAAGACGCAGACGATGATCCAACATACGATATTATTTGCAAACTTGACAAGGAAGAAATTTACCGCGAAAATATAGCGTTTGTTAAAATACAGATGGGCAAGCCACGAGCCGACGGTTTAAGAAACCCGACCTATGTTTTAGTAGTGACGCACGGCGCCGGTGGCGGTGTGCTTACTGGCGGCGCAGTTAATCGAAATGAGAGATTTGCGTATGTTCTGGACGGCTGTGATTGTCTTATTGTTGGACACACGCACAAGCCGTTTATTACTCAACCGGCAAAGATAAAAATCAATCCGTTTAACAACAAAGTAACCGTTTGCCCGTTTAAGGTGGTGTCAAGCACAAGCTGGCTAAATTGGGCCGGATATGCGGCTCAAAAGATGCTTTCACCAACAAGCCACGCGCTACAAATGATTACTTTGTGTGGCAACAAAAAGGAAATTCGGGTGGAGATGTGAAAGAATACACAAACAGCCAAATTGAACATCTGATTGATGAGCGTATTCATCATGCACGCGACAGGAGAATTATGAAACTGCACTATGTCGACGGAATGAGCGCTGATGCCATATCTCGCATTGACGAAAATAAAAAGGATGTTCCGCCACAAATCAAAATAGAAATACAACCGCGCCACATTAGCCGCATCTTATCTGATAGATTGCTTGAAATATCTCCGTATCTGTAAATAGCATAAAAACATACTAAAAGAGTCACTTTAACGACATTGTTAGGGTGGCTCTTTTTTTATACAATTTTTTCAGAAAGTGGGTGAACCCAATGGACGATTATATTGAGCGACTTATGACGTGCGGTTGGCACAGAGATCAAGCATACCGAATCGTTGACAACTTCTTAAAAAAATTAGACCTTGACGGATTAGCGGACTTTGTGCGATTGGAGGAGTGCGGACTATGTATGTGATGTATGAGCCAAACCCCGTCCGTACTGGTGCGATTGACTGCGCTGTGAGAGCGGTTTCTAAAGCGCTTGATGTTTCATGGGAAAAAGCCTACACAATGCTTTCAGTCAACGGATTCTTAATGGGAAATGACCCCGCTGGGGACGAAATATGGAGTAGTGTTCTCCGTCAGCACGGATTCAAGAGATATGTTGTCCCGAACACTTGTCCTGATTGCTACAATGTTGAAGATTTTGCTAAAGATCACCCAAATGGAACATACGTTGTAAAAAGCGATCAACACGTCGCAACGGTTGTTGACGGAAAACTGTACGATGCTTGGGATAGTAGCCAAAAAATTCCCCTCTACTACTGGAGCAGAGAGGAATGAATAATATTATTCATAACGCCAAATATAACCACCAGATTGTTCTGCTTTACCGTTGCAACAGTCTTTTATGCCAGTTTTGCAAATCCCAGACAAAGAAGACGCAATAAACATAGAGTTATATGTCGCAATATGGCAACCTTCAAGCGTGTATTGTTTCACTTTTTTCCCTTTTGTAATGGAGCCTCTGATTCTTGCAGAACCATAAGCGTTGTTATAAGAAATTGTACACCATTCCAAATTATCTACACTGTTGTTTAGGCGGTTTTCGTCTTTGTGATTAATGCAAGGTAAATTCTTCGGGTTTTGAATAAAAGCCAAAGCAACCAGGCGATGCACTAAAAACTTGTGCTTGCAATTTGGACTAACATAAAGTGTTACATTTTCATAACCATTAGCGTTCAAAGACGGTTTTAGAAAATGCTCTTTTTTGCCAAAGTGTTTATTGCTTTCTCTAAAACTTTTAACTCGGTCCATGTTGCTAATTTGATACAAGCCCTCATATCCAGAAATATCTTTCCAAATTTCTTCCATATTTAATTACCGCCTTTCGTAATTTGCCTTGTTATTAATTTTGCCGGAAGGCGGCAAGGCAATCCGCTTTTCGGGAGCGACCCTATCCGGCACAAATTATTGTAACACATAAACGCCAAATTTTCAAGAATTATTTTAGAAAGGATGAACAATAATGCCTTACCCCTACAATTACGGCTACAACGCCTACGGAAACTACAACACTTACGGCTTTGGCGGTTATCCACAGTATCAGCCTAATTCGCAGATGCCGCAACAGCCCGTGATGCAAAACGCACAGCAGACCACACAGGCAATTCAGCCGCAGATCACCGCGCCATCCAGCATCATTTGGGTTCGCAACCAAAACGAGGCGGCTATGTACCCCGTTGCTCCAAACAATGCGGTTGCCCTGTGGGATCAGAACGCCCCTGCTGTTTATCTCAAACAGGCAGATGCAAGCGGCAAGCCCACTATGAAAATCTACGACCTTGTAGAACGCACAGAAACCGTCGCAGAATCGACGAATGAAAATACCGCAAAAGTACCCGCCTACGCCACAAAAGAAGAATTGGGGGCAGTTGTGGGGGCAATTAAGGGCATTGACGGAATTATTGCTGGAATAAAAGGCGATATTGAAAAAATGAACGGCGATTTGTACGGACTTGCTGGAAAAAAGAAAACATCAAAAAAAGTCAAAGATGATGACATGGAGGATGATGACTAATGAATCCGTTGTTTAATGCTCTTGGCGGCGGTCAGCCGAACATGATGCAGATGCTCAATCAGCTTAAAGCGAATCCTATGCAGTTTTTGGCAAAAAGCAAGTTCAAAATTCCAAACCATATTGACACAAACAACGCTCAATCAATCGTGAATTACCTTGTCCAGTCTGGACAGGTTTCGCAGGATTTATATAACAGAGCGTACAACGTGGCTCGTCAAATGGGCAGTAAATAAGCAAACAATAAGCAAGCACATTTTGCTAAATACAAAAAGGAGAAAAACTATGTTTGAAAAAATTGAATCCAAAATGAATGAAGTTGTAGAGGCTATTCTTAAAAAGCCAGCAGCAGAAATTACAAAAAGCGATTATGACATTTTGGCTGGTGAGTTTTATCGGTTGAAGTCAAAAATTGATTCCGTTGAACAGGGAAAGCGAATGGCTGAAATGGTAGCCAATCTTTGGACTAAATAAATAAGGTATATTCCCGCAAGTGCGCATAGCGGCGGATATAAATAAAATTTTGAAAGGAAACAAATAATTATGGATGATGGTATCAATCTGTCCATGCCTGTTGCTCCCGCTTATTCTGGCGGTTACGGCATGAACAACGGTGGCTTCGGCGGCTTTGGCGGCGATTGGAGTTGGATTCTGTTGCTTGTCCTGCTTTGCGGCGGCGCTGGCTGGGGCGGCTTCGGTGGCGGCTTTGGCGGTGGCATCGGCTATGATTTTCCGTGGCTCTTGAACGGTCAGCAGAGCATTTCCAACAACGTCTCTGATGGATTCCGCGACGCACAGCTTCACGATTCAGTGACCTCTGTGCGTGACGGTGTGAGCAATCTTGCTACCCAGCTTTGTAACTGCTGCGGCGATATGCAGATGAGCCTTGCCAACGTGCAGAGCGCGCTGTCTACCCAGCTTTGCAACAACGAGATCGCTTACCTGAACCGCTCTTTTGCGGAGCAGACAGCTAACACCGCTGGCTTTACTGGGGTCAACTCTGGAATTGCTGACCTTAAGTACACTATCGCAAGTGAAGCGTGTGCTGATCGTGCCGCTGTAACGGCGGGTATTCAGACCGTGCTTGACAAGCTGTGCGCTCTGGAGCTCGACGGCTACAAGCGCGAAAACGACAACCTCCGTCAGCAGTTGAACATGGCTGATCTCCGTGCTTCCCAGACCGCGCAGAACGCCTTTATCTCCCAGGGATTTGCCAATGAGGTTGACGCTCTGTATAACCGTCTGAACACTTGCCCCGTTCCCACCACTCCCGTGTATGGTCGTACTCCGATCTTCACTTGCAACGGCAATAGCGGATGTGGCTGTGGCGGTAATGGCTTTGTAAACTAAATGAGGTGACGCTATGGCAAAGTATATTACAAGCACCGATCAGAATGTAGCGTTAAATAACACCATTCCGTTCGACATTGTATCTATCCCGTGCAATAAGGGATGCGTTATTCCTATTACAACTGGGGTTCTTACTCTGCGTAGTGGCGCAAACAATCAGGCACGTTATGTGGTTTCTCTGCAAGCGAACATTGCAATCCCGGAGGGCGGAGCAGTTACTCCTATTGCTGTGGCAATCACGTTGAATGGAGTTTCTATTCCCGACAGCGTTGCCATTGTTACTCCGGCAGCGGCAGAGGATGTGTGGCACATTAACACGTCTACTCCGATTACTGTACCGTGTGGGTGCTGTGTGTCTGTTTCTGCGGCGTATGTTGACGCAACGGAAGATGACGCAACGGTAACGCCTACTCCGTCTATTTTTGTGCGGCGCAATGCTTCGTTGACCGTCACAAGAGTAGCTTGACAGAAAGGAGGACGAACATGGAAAATCTGGATAAACTGCTTGAAATGACCGATGCAGAGTTTGGCGCGATTGCGAAAAACGGCAAGTTCAAGTCCCGTGAGGAAATCGACTCCGTTTACAAACTGATGGATATTGCAAAGGATGTGTATTGCATCTGGCAGTATGAGGACGAGATGGAGGGCGGCGATGAAGAAATGTCTTATGCCCGTGGCGGATCTTACGCTCGTGGTGATCGCCGCGGTGGTAGCCGGTACAACCGTGGTGGTCGCTCCTATCGTGGCAGCTACGATGGCGGCTTCTACGATGGTTCTTATGATGATGGCATGGGCGGATCTTATGCCCGTGGTCGTGGTCGAAACGCCAAGCGTGACAGCATGGGGCGTTACTCCAGAGAGAGTGGCTATTCCCGCGCAGACGGAAAACAGGAGTACATTGAGCATTTGCGCGACATGATGATGGAAGCTCCCGATGAGCAGACCCGTCAGAGTATTCAGCGCATGATTAGCGAGATGGAAAATCAGTAAAACACAAAGTTGACACCTTTGCTTAAAGGCAAAGAGAGGGCGACAGAACTTCGGTTCTGCCGCCTTTTTATATACCCAAAAAAAATTTTCCAAAATTACAAATTTGCTATTGACATTTAAGAAAATATGCGTATAATGATAATCACAGGGCAACCAATTAAGATAAAAAAAGGAGAAAGTGGAGGAAATACCTACATGAGAAAGAAAGGTAAGCAAATCCCGCTGGAGATCATCGAGAAGGGGCTGCACGACAGCGATTGGCGCGTCCACACGGCGGCAATGAATGCCTGCGCCGGCAAGGACGTGCCGCTGGAGATCATCCAGCAATGGCTCAAAGACAGCGATTGGCGCGTCCGCACGGCGGCAATGAACGCCTGCGCCGGCAAGGACGTGCCGCTGGAGATCATCCAGCAATGGCTCAAAGACAGCGATTGGCGCGTCCGCACGGCGGCAATGAACGCCT